CACGCCGACAGGATTCTGTTTGCCTGTTGCCAGCTTTCCCGATAAACTTTCTAGTCTTGTATCTACCAGCTTTTTGTAAATAGGAAAGGCTTTATTACTTAATTTTTTATTATTATGACCCCATTCTTCTATGGTATCTCTGTTAATACCAGTTAAATAACTAAAACCATTGATAGATACTTCTTTGTCATTCATCAGGGATAAATAAATATATATATCGCAAATATGGTCTACAAGTTCATAGTTATAGGCATTACAATTACTCATTGCTCCTATACCATTTTTGAATAGGGTATTTGATTTTAACTGTTTAACATCCGGGAATACAATTTTTTTAATATACATTAGGGCGGCATTCCAGACGCTTTGTGATTCCTTGGACATGTCCGAAATTCCCTTTTCGGCACAAAACGAATCTAGACACGCCTCGATTTCTGAATCGTAAATTTTATTTTCCATGATCCGCGCCTCCTTCCTCGTTCCTGCTGCGGTAAATTAAAAAAGCCACAGAAAAAGATTTTACTCTCATTCTGTGGCGTGTTGGTATCTTAATCAATAATTGGGGTGCCGTCCTTGCCGTTCAGGTCATCCAGAGCAACGGCGTTAGCTGGATGCCTTTTAAATTCAATTTTCTTTCTTGTGGGATATGATACAAAAATTTAATCATGTTGTCAATAGGGAATTTTGTTTTTTATGATTTAATTGGTTTCTGTATTTGTTTTAGGATTTAATATATTACTACGTACTTAAATTCTTTTTTAGATTTCATTCTTGAATATATTAGATTTCATTGGTTTTACTGTATGAAGTAAAATACTAGATTACATTCTTTTTAACCCCTTACAGATACAGATGCTTGTATGGGGTATCGTGTATCTTTCAAAAGCTATCTTCTTAACCTAGTTTTTTGAACCTTTCTATTATGTCAGAATCTTCTTTTTCATCCAGCTTGTATGTGATTAAATGTTCTGGTTTCATGTTCAGGATGATGCAAATTTTGTTAAGAGATTTCATGCTTATATTTGCATCGTTTTTCTTGATTTTCCGCCACGTGTCGACAGATAACAAACCATTTTTTACAGCTGTGTAAGAAGTAACCCCAGCGGATTCTAATGCAGCTGCAACATCAAATTTAAATACAATCATTTTAATATACCTCCTTCGTTTTTCCTACTCTCAATTATACGAATTTCACCGCAAAAAATCAAGATAAAATATCTTTAAAAAGATATCTTCCTAAAATATTAAATCTTTTCAAAGATATCTTTACAAAGATAAATAAATGGTAAAATATGGAAAAATAACCGCCATTTCTGGCGGTCAGGTTTACAATGTTTCTAATCTCGCTCTGGTGAGCATCTCGGCTCGTTTCTTTTCCTTCTCTGCGGTCTCCATCGCCATAAGCTGGGCATAGGTGGCGGCATATTCTGGATTGGCTAGCAGCTTGCGCCGCTCCTGCTCCTCCTGTTCTTTCCGTTCCTGCCTTTCTTCCTCCTGTCTGATTTCGTCTGTTTTCCTGTTATCAAACATGGCTTGGATATCCTCGATTGTTAGCGGTTTTAAGCCGTTTTCGGGCGTTCTGACGGGCGTTTCCGCATCGGGTATGGGATTGGTCGGTTCTGACGTTTCCGGCTCTACAGGGGCAATCTCCGCCGCTTCTGTATCTGGTGTAGAATCTTGCATTTCTGCTGATTCTGCGCTGTTCTGTTCTTCCTCTGCCTGCGCTTCTTCCATGCAGTCCAGATATGCAAGCACGCTTTCATTGATTACTCCGTTAATCGTCAGCCCTAAAGCCTTTATTCTGTCTATGGTACCATTCGGAAGCGTTGCGGATACTCTGTCATAGTTTTCCTTTATCTTTTCATTCTGTCTTTTCATCCTTGCCTTGTATTTTTCTATCATTTCCTTTTCACTCTTTGCCATGATTGCATACCTCCATTTAATACACATTATTATTGATATAATTAAATGATACAATAATGCAATGAATAAGTCAATTATTATATAAAACTTAATTTAAATTATTTACATTATTTTTGAAATAATATTTTATTTAATTTTGCATTTATGTATTGACATTACTAATTAAATATGATAATATAAGACCATAGAAAACAACAAGGGACAACGAAGGAGGAAATAACATGGTAAAGCTTTACATCGTATTTTTAAACTATGGATTTAATGGCGTTAAATATTTTAAAAAATATAGCAACGCTAAAAGACTTGCGGATTTGAAAAAAGAAAACGTCGAAATTGAATCTGTTACACCGAAGGAATTTACAGAAATAATTTTTGAGGATTGAGCCGAAACGGTCAAGAATGACCGTCAGCCGTGGGATAGTCTCCCGGCTCTGATGATGGCAGACGAAAAAGGAGGATACATACCATCCGATGCGCTATTAAAAATTGAGCATACGGCTAATGTGCAGCATGAAAAATGGGAACAGTGGTTAAACTCTATGCCGGAGATAAAACAGTATGAAAAACTGTTAAATGCTGTTCTGTTGAATGTAATGCTTTATGCAATGGACTTAGGCGGCGGATTGGAAAGAAAAATTCATTACCTAAAGAAAGTGTGTTATGAAAAGGCGTACTTTTAACAAAAAGGAATCCGCAGGGCTTGACGTTCTGCGGATTGGCTGTGTAGAAAAGGAGAGATAACCGAATGAAAAAAGAAAAGTTTTTCGCAGTCCGTCAGCTTGCAGGGCAAAAAAAGGAGCGTGTGCTTGCGGAAGGGTACAGGGTGGAGCGCGGAGAATTTGTTTTTTATATCTGCGGCTCTGGTGGTTCTTGGGGCGTGACAGAAGCTAAAAGCGGTATGTTAATAGGCGTTTATGGAAAAACCAGAAAAGAATGTATAGAAAAATTACAGGCGTTCGACCTGTCAAGGCTTGAAAAATTCGACCTTGAGAAGCTGAATAAGGAAATGCTTTCTCTGCCCCTCTGCGGCTTGTGAGAGGGCGTTTTCTTTTTTTTGGCGGTTAATCGGTCAAGTGAAATAAAAAGGCGGCTTATAGGGGCGAATATAGGGCGAAAATGCATATTGAAAATGTTTTCTGTTTTTGGTATTATAAAAATGATTAAGATTTCCCAGTGGATAAAAGTGAGAAATGGCACTGCTTTATGCGGTGCTTTTTTCTTTGCCAAAAATAGGGCGAAAAATTTTTTGAAAGCAGAACCCCAAAAACCCACCAAAAAGGCAAAATATTCACAAAAAGACAAAAAATATTGCAAAAAAATTGTTAGTGTTATATGATGGAAGGACAAAACAAAAAGGAGGGTTTTATATGAAATTTCAAAGATTAAAAGACATGGTTTGCGGTGCTGTGATTGCATCAATGGTCTTGTGTTCTGGTACGGTGGCATTTGCGAAGGTGGCAAATATGAACATCCCCGTATCATTCAGCAACATCAAGATCATTGTCGATGGGAAACAGCTTTCCACAAGCAAAGAGCCGTTTACATACAACGGCACAACGTATCTGCCAGTCAGAGCAGTAGCAGAAGCAGTTGGTAAAGATGTTACATGGGATGGTACAACAAAAACGGTTTATCTTGGTGAAAAGCCGCAGAATACCGCGCCAACAACAAGCAATCAGACAACAGAATTAAGCGCAAAAGAATACTACTATGAGAAATACGGTTCTTTTTATTACGACCTTCTGGTAACAAATCATTCTTCTGATTCGCTGAGGGTTGAAAGCAATGTAGTTGCAAAGGACGCGGCAGGAAATTCTATCGGGGCAAAGTCTGATTCTGCTCTTGTTGTCGGTAGTGGAGAAACAGTAGTTTTGGAGCATATTTTTGATAGTGTTCCTGCGAAAACAACATACACGTTAAAAACGAAAAAAGAAACAGATTTCAAATCTGCGAATGATGACTTGAAAATAGCTTCTTCCAAAGCAGGAAACAAGGTTCTTGTTACTGCTACAAATTTAGGAAACTATGACATGGAAGCGGTAAAAGCGACCGTATTTTTCTTCAAAAACGGAAAAGTAGTTGATTCTGATTACAAATATTTAGACGATAATAGCTACAAACTGAGCGCAGGCGGTACAGTTACGGAAGAATTTGCACCATTTCCCGAAAAGGAATTTGACAAGTATGAGGTATACGTTGAAGCGAGAAAATAATATTGAAAAGGAGTTTAACCATGGAAAACAAAGAAAATGAAGTAAAAAAGTGCAAACATTGTCAGTCAGATATTCCGAAAAAAGCCAAGATTTGCCCTAATTGCAGGAAAAAGCAAGGCGGTAAGTTGAAATGGATTATTGCATGGATTTTTTTAATTATTATTGCGATTGCTTTAATTGGCGGTGGAGACGATTCCAGCAAAAAGGAAGAAAAGGACATTGAATACAACAAGGTTGATATTCAAGCAATGTATGATGATTTGGAAAACAATCCTGCTGCTGCGGCTGAAAAGTACAAAGATACATACATTGAGTTTAGCGGTTCTATGGATGTCATTGACAGTGATTTAGCCTACATCGGCGTTATGCCAACGGAAGGATTACACATCGTTTCCGTAAGCTGCAAACTCAAAGACGATACACAGAAGGATTTCGTAAAAAGTGCCGCAAAGGGAGATATTGTTACTGTAAAAGGCAAGTGTACGGAAGTCGGGGAAATCATGGGATATACCGTTGAGGTGAAAGAGTTGACAAAATGAACAAAAAAATGAAAATTCTTCTTTTCATCGTCATTGTAATTATCTGCGTTGCAAGGTTTTCTTTTCTCAAAGAAAATTCAGGGAGTTTCAACAAGGGACTGGAACGAACAGAGGAAATTGTGGATATCGTAAAAGGCAATTAAAAGCAGAAAAAGCACCTTCGGGTGCTTTTTCTTTTGGAATTTTTAAAAATCTATTGACTTTTTGTGCGTACTATTATATATTAAATGTGCGTACAGAAAGTGAGGTGATGAAAATGTCTCCACGCACAGGAAGACCAAAGGTTGAAAATCCAATGAATGATAGGATCTATGTAAGAGTGACTAGAGAGGAAAAGGAAAAAATCATGAAATTTTCTTCTGAAAGCGGATACTCGATATTAGAGTTGATAAGATTCGGGATTGAAAAACTGAAAGGTCAAAAAAAATAACGGTTACGCCCCGACCAAAGTTTGTAACCGTTAATCCACTCGAGATTTCTCTCTATGGAATATTTTAACATAAAGGGAAATCTCTTTCAAGTTAAGATTGAAGGAGGTTATCGAAATTGAATGACGTTATCACAATCGAAAACACCGAAATGCAGATTAGAGAGTATGACGGCGAAAGAGTTGTAACATTCAAGGACATTGACACGGTGCATCAGAGACCAGCAGGAACAGCAAGAAAGGCGTTTTATAGAAACAAAAAAAGATTTGAAGAAAACAAACACTATATCAGTTTAAAGCCTAAGGAAAATCCTAATGTCCGTTTAACGGACAATAGAAATATTTCCATTCCTAACAAGGGCATTACGCTGATAACCGAAAGAGGGTATCTCCTGCTTGTAAAGGCATTTACAGACGATTTATCTTGGAAAGTGCAGGATATGCTTGTAGACGTATATTTCAAGGTCAGAGAGGTGCAGAAAGAGCCATATTACAAAGAACCGCTCGCAGAGGATTTCACGCCCAGAGTGCCGATTGTATCTGACTGGTACGAGAGGAACAAGGGTAGGATGTATCGACTTTGCAGAGACAGCGGAAACAGCCGCAGCTATCTTTATCATTGTATCTTGAATCGACTTTCCGAACGATACGATTTGAACGCCGCAAGGGAGATTTACAGGAACGAGGTCGGGAAGTATCCAGAATACCCGATTGATATTGTAAAATATTTCCCAGAGTTAGAACAGGATGCGGACAGATTTCTTGACCGTATCGAGCGAATGACCTACAGGTAAAAAGGAAAGGGGGCTAATAAAAGCCCCTCAATCCTAAAATATTCGTTTCAATATGTAACGATTGCCGCCACAAGTGATGAGAGCCTTAGAAAGACCATCGTCAATAATTTCCGAATTGGAAATTTCCAGAACCTTTACCAGAGATATACCGACATTGTCGCAGATTCTAACGAACGTGGAAAGCCGCATATCTTCCGTTTCCTCATTGATGATATTATACATCGCTTTGTATGATAAATCACATTGGATGGAAAGCTGCGCGATGCTCCACCCCTTTAGAAACATCTCACGGCATAGCTCGGTTTTGAGATTTGATATACATTGCCCCGGGTTTACCCCATAATTCACACACCTTTCTATTTTGTAGTTGAATGGAAAGTTTTGCTGAATGTTTGGCAGTCAACTGCAATGGAATCCTTCTCCCTTCTGGTATAATTAGCTTGTACCTAAAAAACAGGTACACCGCAGTTCTGGTTATTGGGCGGCGTTTGGATTGGCGTTCTCGCCGCCTAATATCTATTGTAAACCTTGAAAATAAAAAGTCTATAGCTAAAAATGTCGAAAATGTAGAAAGGGCGTATAAATTATGTTAAGAAAAAATGGAAAATATGATTTGGTAGAAGTTTATATTCACGATATTACAAATTTCTCAAGAAAAATTAAAGATGTTGATTCTTTGCAGAGAATTTTCTATTTCATAAAATCTGTTTATCAGGAGCAAGAGGGGAGATAATTCCCCTCTTTTTTTATTCCTTAAATACAAATGTCTCGAAAAAATCACATATAAGCTTTCTGTTTTTTGCCGGTTGATTCATATATCCTATTACAATTTTTTTAAACCTTTCGTCATTTTCCGAAATGATTTTTACGGCGTTCTGATATTCTTCATCCGTACTGTCTGCCTTGCTTTCGTTTATCAATTCAGAAACACCAATCCCGAAATATCGCGCAAGTGTTCCTAACTTACCGGGTCCGGGCATTGATTTTCCACGACACCACATATTCAGAGTAGTTAGGTTTACTCCAATGTCTTTCGATACTTCTGTTTGCTGCTTTTGGTTCAGTGCGATATACTTCCTCAGATTTTTTGAAAATATTATTTTTTGTTCTTCATCAGTCATTTTTTCCACCTCCGTTTCTTCCATTATTATAAACCATAAAATCAAAAAATTCAATAGAAAATCCAATTTATTTGGATTTTTGTTGACAATCCAATTATATTGGATTATAATAAATAAAAAACAGGAAAGGAGTTGAGAATATGCCTAAAATTTCTTTAGAAGCTGTAAGGGTAAATGCAGGCATGAGCCAGAAGGAATGGGCGAAAAAGCTCGGAGTTTCCAATAATACAGTTATCAACTGGGAAAAAGGGAACACAGAGCCGACATTGTCGCAGGTAAGAGAAATGAGCCTGCTTTCTGGAATCCCGATGGATTTTATTTTTGTGCCAGACAAATTCAATTAAATTGGATTTTAAAAAATGGAGGGATAAAATGAAACGAAGAATCTATGTTATGGATTGCGGAAATTTTATTAAAATTGGAGTTTCTATAAATCCAGATAGGCGGAAAAATCAGATTCCGCACAAGGTATGCCAGTATTACTGTACGGGTCCGGTGGAAAATGCGTTTGAATCCGAAAGAAAGATGCACTCTATTTATTCCGGTAAAAGAAATAAAAGCGTTTCTGGGAGAGAATATTTTGATATCCCGTTTGTCGATGCCGTAAAGAAACTTATGGAAATTACAGAACAGAAAAAAGATGATGCCATTTCTGGTTCGATAAACTTGAAGGTTCGCTTGGTCGGTGGAGACGGCGGAGAGGAAACCGAAAGAAGAATTAACGAAAGGATAATCAGCCTGATTCCGAATATGTCAGACTTCGATAAAGGCTACATCCTCGGAAAGACAGAAACGAAATAAGGAGGTGAGGAGATGGAAGGAAGAAAACTCGATTTAGATGTAAAAGAAATCCTCTTCCGACAGATGAAAGAGTTGGAAGAGGAAGGAAAAAAGACACAGGATGTTCATGTAAAAATCCGTATTGCGGGAGAAATCGACAGAATCGCAAATACGATTTTGATTAGAATCAACGATTGATTCGTTCTTCGATACTTGAAAGATTTCTCTGGATTGCTTTTAATTCCGAAATTGCATCAATGCTGTTTAATTTTGCCAGTTTTGCCACAGAGCAGCACTGCGATTTAGGAAGATACCAAGCGCAATCGTTTTGGCATGATGAAAAATTGTTCAATGGACATTTTGCCATAAATTCACCCCCTTATCAAATGATAAGGAAATTATAACACAGAAAGGAATGGTGCAATGAACGATTTGGTTCATATCCAAAATACTGATATTTCGGTAAAGGAATATCGAGGACAAAGAGTTGTAACATTGAAAGATGTTGATATGGTCCATGAAAGACCTGAGGGAACGGCGAGAAGAAATTTTAATTCTAACAGAAACAGATTTATTGATGGAGAAGATTATTTCGTTGTTAGTGCGGACGAAATTCGTACAAGCCGCATGTTTCCTATATCCGACAATGATTTTACAAACAAAATTCTGCTAACAGAACAGGGATATTTGATGTTAGTCAAGTCATTTACGGACGATTTGGCATGGACGGTTCAAAGACAGCTTGTGAACGGATATTTTAAGACAAGACGGCTTGTCAATGAGGAATTATCGCCGGAAACGCAGCTTATCTTAAAGCTGGCGCAAAGCATCGCTAATAAAGAGTTGGAAGATAAAGAGCGAGACAGGCAGATTGCCCTTGCGAATGAAACAGCGAAAAAGGCAGTTGAAACCACAGAAACAATTAAGGAAGCTGTTAAACCTGTACTGGATAATTGGCGGATTGAGATTAACAGAAAAATTAAACGTGTTCAGTTTAGTTCCAAAATTGATTTTCAAACATTGAATACCCAACTGTATTCAGAATTGGAACAAAGAGCCGGATGCGACTTAGGCACAAGGCTTAGAAACATGAAGCAGAGAATGGTAAATTCTGGTGCGACCAAAACCGCAATCAATAGCATTAGAAAAATTGATGTGATTGAGGGAGATAAGAAGCTTCGGGAGATTTTTTCAAAAATTGTTTCCGAGTACGAAATTAAATATTGCGCATAGAAGGGAGAAAGAAAGATGACCATTGATAAATTAAATGAATTTGATGTTTTAACAGGATTTCGGTTTGTAGAAGCTCATGAGCAAACAGCGGAATGTAGTGATGGAGGAACCGCAAATGTTATCACGCTGCACTTTGAAAACGATAATCATGTTGCTGTGGATGTAGATTTTATTGACGGAGAACCTCATATTAGCGAGTTTTATGCGGTTGACGATAACGGAAAGAAAATTTAAGGAACGGATGAAAAGGAATGATTGTAATAAAAATCATTACAATTGCATTGCAATTTTCGCTTTTTGTAATGTGTACATTAAGTTGCATTGAAGACGAAAGCAAAGCCTTGGGATTTTGTGCTGCTTTATGGCTTATTTGCGCAATTCTGAACTTATGCAGTCTGTTAGCGAGGTGTTGAAGATGTATGTAAATCCATTTGTAGCAGGCGTTTTCGTGACAATCGCATCGGAAATGATTCTGATTTTCCTGTATGCCTTTTTTAACCAGAAGAAGTAAGAAGGGCAGGGATAGGAAATGTCAATCGGGTTGCCGCGTAGAACGCCAACAAATAAAAGAGTAGTAGCCTGCAATATCTGCGGTAAGGTTTGGAACGTTGCCACAACGCAGGATACCAGGAAGGGCTATCATTGCCCGGAGTGTAGCAAAGGTAGGGGTGCAAAACATGAAAATCGAACAAATCAGAGAAGCAGCGGAAAAGAAACTGTTTGTAGGTAAGAAGATTAAGGTAATTGAGTTTGGCAAGGACAGTCACGGAGCGAACGTCCTGCGGAAAAGAAGAACAGGAACGGTAACAGGATTGTATCCGTTCATCTTCACCGCCATTTTTGCAGGAGGATACACAGAGAGTTTTCGTTACAGTCAGTTCTTTGAAAGTGATGGGGAAGTGGTGAGGTTATGAGAAACTGGAAACGGACGTTTTTCTATATCCGCCGTGGTTTGCTGCGTTGGGCGGTGGTATTCTTCGGGACGCTACTGGCGCAGTGCGGATTAGTATGGATTCTGGAGAACCCCGACAGCAGGATGATGTTTTATCTGATTTCGGGCACGATGATTGCCTTTGCAATCGGCAGTTTGTTCTACGGAGGACAGGAAAAATGAAAAAGCCTGTATGCGATTTCAACTGTTTTGAATGTCCGCACCCAGATTGCATCTGTGATGATTTTTCGCGTAAGGAGTATGTAACGGACGCTGAAATCAACAGAATTGCAGGGATGACGAGAAGCAAAACAGGCTTGAGAAAAAAAGAATACCTCAGAAAGTATTATTCAGAACGCAAAGAATATGCCAAAGCATACCAGAAAAGCTATTACGAGAAAAACAAAGAGAGGATTCGCGAAAAGGCTAGGGAGCGTTACCGAAAGAACAGAGACAGATACATATCAAGCGTGCGAGCCTATCAGGAGAGCAATAAGGAGAAGGTCGATGCCTACAAGAAAGAATACTCAAAAAAATATAAAAGACGAAAAAGGGAGGAAAGAGAGAATGAAAAACGGCAGAGAATTGACACCAGAGAATGAGTTGCAGGAACTTTGGGAGTTGAACGGCAGGGTGAAGGCTGTTATTGCCTATTTGAAAACAGATAAATTTGTGAATGCCGAACAAATCTTGGCTATGCTTGCTGGCGGTGATGATGATGGCTTACCCATGCAGGACAGGGATAAAGACTGAATGTGACAGCTGCGGATACTGCGAAAAAGAGCAGGAAGAATGTCCGCACTGCCAAGAAACGCAATACGAATACCTTTATAAAAGGGATGACGGAGAAATCGTTGGCTGTAGCGAATGTATAGAAAGGATGTGGAGTGATTGACGGAAGTGTTATTGAAAAAAATCAGCCTTAAAAACTATATGGGGGCTGAAAATGTGGAGGTTGACTTTTCCGAGAAAACGGAAATCAGAGGTAAAAACCGTTGCGGCAAGTCCACGCTGATGAACGCCTACTTTGATGTTATGACAGGGAAATTTGCTAACGGTACCGCACCGACCAATATTTGTCCTGTGGACGAAAACGGAGAAGAAAAGCCTGTCAAGGAAATCGAAAGAGCGATTACTTTGGAAATCAACGGAATTGAACACGAAATCAGAAAAGTGACTAAAAGGAAATATCGCAAGGGCGTTTTTATCGGAAATGAAACTGTTTATATTCTTGATGGCGTTCCTGCAAAATCTGCGGAAGCGAACGATTTTTTAGCCAGTATCGCACCGACAGAAACGGTGGCAATGTGTTCTAATGCGTCTGTATTTTTGTCGACCTTGAAAAAATCGACTGCGGATGCAAGAAAAGCCATTGAAGGTCTTTCTGGGTTCGATGTGGAGCGTTTTTGCAGAGAAAATGCAGAATATCAAAGCGTTTACGAAATGACCGCAGGAAAGAAAACAGAGGACGCATTGAAGCAACTAAAAAAACGCCTTTCTGTCGAAAACGGAGAGCTTGACAGGCTGAATGTTGAATTGGACTACGAGCAGCGCAGACTTGACAGGTCGGACGATTCTGATTTGCAGAAATTGGAATCCGAGAAAGCGGTTATTATCGGAAACATTGATAGTATGGAGAATCTGAAAGAAACGCTGAATATTTCTATAGACAGATATACATATCTTGTCGGTCTGGTTGATGACTTGAAAAAGAAGATGTCAGCCATTGAGGACGAGCAAAAGAAAGCAAAAAACGAGAAAATCGAAACTCTGAAAAAATCTATAGTGGCTATCGATGCGGATATTGATAACTTTTCGGAAAAAGTTAAAAAATACAACGAATCATCTGAGAAAGTTTTTGGAGAGATTTCTTCATTAAAATCGAAATGCACTGAATTGAAGAACTGCCATTCTATCATGGACGCGGTGCAGTACGGAAATGACTATATTTGCCCTAAATGTGGCAGGGGGTTCAATTCAGAAGAAATAGAGGTTGTAAAAGAAAAATTATACAAGGAAAAAGAAGATACTTTATGTGAACTTAAAGACAAGGTTGATATTCTTGAATCCGCAATCAAAGCAGAAACTGATACATATTTAGATTTTAATAAAAAATCAAATGAATGGGCTGAAAAGGTTTTTGATAAAAGAGAAATAAGAAAGTCTTTGGAGATTAATTTGGAAAAATTGCTTTCTATCGGCTTTGAGAAAACGGAAGAATATAAAACGCTTGAAAAACGGCTTAAAGAAGCAGAGGAAGAATCCTCTAAACTTTTTGAATCAACTGATTTATGGCGGCAGGTAACGGAGAGGATCAGTAACTATAAGGCTGACCTTTCGCAGAAAGAATCTGAAATCAAAGTTATTATCAGAGATACCGAAAACACAGAAAAACGAATTGAATTGTTGAAAGAATCCGTAAAGGAACAGGCACAGAAAGCAACGGATGTTGAACGCCGGATTGATATGTTGCAGGATTTCAGCATTGCTAAAAATGTAGCTCTGGAGGATATGGTAAACAGGAAATTTGAGTTTATCAAAATAAAAATGAGCGAAGAAACATTGAACGGAGATATTAAGGAAACTTTGAGAATCAATGTTAACGGCGTTGATTACTTTAATGGATTGAATCACGGAGACAGAATTCTTGCGGAAATTTTCTTGTTAAAAGGATTGCAGGACATGAACGGAATCAAGCTGCCGATTTGGATTGACGATACAGAATCATTGGACGAAAACAGGATTCCAGATGTAAGCCGCCAGTTAATTGTTATTCGCAGGACAGATGATGAAACTTTGAAAGTATGCAATGGAGAGGAATGAGAATGGGAATGAAAGGATATAAAGGTTTTCGCAAAGGGCTTATCTGCAAGGATAAGCAGTACGCAGAGAACACGATTTTTGAAGAACCAGAAGCAAACATTTGTGTAAATGGTATGCACTTCTGTAAAAATCCTATGGACGTACTTGACTATTATCCGTTAATTGATAATAACGGCGAAATGTGCGAATTTTCGGAAGTAGAAGCAATGGACGAAACTCTTACAAATGACGAGAAGAAATATTGCACAAAGAAACTAAAAATCGGCGCAAGGCTGTCTTTAGTAGAATTTATTAAGGCAAGTTTTGACGTAACCTATCGGCAGATTAAAGAAGAAGTTGATAATGTTTCAGAAAAAGAAAATGTCGCAGACAACGCTACACTGGCAGGCGGAGAATGGGCTAAACTTGCAGGCGGAAACAACGCTAAACTGGCAGGCGGAAACGGGCTAAACTTGCAGGCGGAGAACATTCTATCATGGTTTCTGAAAACGGCGGCAAAGCTAAAGGCGGTATCGGCAGTTTAATTGTTATGGTCGAACGAAACGGCAAAGGAGAAATCGTCAATTACAAAGCAATCCAGATTGATGGGGATACATATAAAGAGGACACATGGTATCAGTTGGAAGATGGAGAAATTAAGGAAGCGGAGGAATGAGCATGAAATACAGAAAGAAACCCGTGGTAATTGAAGCGTTTAAATATGATGGAGATTTAAAAGGAGCAGATGGTAAATATTATGTCCCCGATTGGGCGATAATCGCCTTTGAGAATGGCATCATGCACTATGTCAGTGATGACGGAGAAAAACCACCTATCGAACTATATATTGATACATTAGAGGGAACGCATCATGTGAGTGTTGGGGACTATGTGATTCGCGGCGTGAAGGGAGAACTTTATCCCTGTAAACCAGACATTTTCGAGCAGACATATGAAGCATGTGAGGAGTGATGCAGAATGGCAGAAATGAAGGCGTTAGAGTTTTTGAGAGAATGGCATAGAATGTGTCAAAAGTATCCGTTTTGTAGTGATTGCCCAATGGAAGATTCTTCATCTCGCAGTTGTATGCCTTGTAAGTGGGTTTTTAATGATATAGAAAAAGTAATCGCTACCGTGAAAAAATGGTCTAAAGAACATCCGAGAAAAACGATTTTGCAGGATTTCTTGGAGAAGTATCCGAAAGCTGAACTGATACATAACAAATTTCCAGAAATTTGCCCTCATTCGTTGGGATATGCGACAAATAAAGAGTGCTTTTTAGATACGGACGAACAATTTGTTTCAGAAGAATGCGAAGAATGTTGGAACAGACCGTTGGAGGAGGAATGAAATAATGGCTGAAAATACACAGGTGGCAGAAAAGAAGGAATTTACAACGGCATTAAGTCGGTGGAGCAACGAAATTACAGGATTGATTGCAAAAGACTATGAGGCTTGCGGCGTGATTTTTGATGAATATTCCAGAAAATGCGCTATGGAGGCGGTCGGCAGCATTTACAATCTTGTAAAGAACGATGGAAAAGCGAACATGAATTCACTCGATACAAGCAACTTGAGGGGTATCGTTGAAAACTGCGCAGGTCTGAAATTGAACCCTTCGGCATATCCGAGAGAATGTTATTTCCAGCTTAGAAATGTAAAGCGTGGGAACGAGTGGGTAAAGGTTGTTGAAATGGGTATCGAGGGTGCAGGATATGATTCCCTTCTCTCTCATTACGGCAAGGATGTCGAACAAGTTTATCCATATTGGGTAGTCAAAGAAGGAGATACCTATATCCCACCCAAACATAAGGGTTTGGAACTGACACCGCCAGAATGGGAGGAAAAAGGATTGTCAGATAAAGCGGTTCGGGTGGTATATCCAGTAAAATTGACGGACGGCACAGTAACATATCTGACAGCTGACAGAGCAAGCGTAAAGGTCAACCTTTTGGCTCACGTTAAGCAGAATATGATGAACGCTACATTCGGTGTTTGCGAGGATAGATACAAGGCAACGCCAAAGCAGAAAGAGGAAATCAAGGCAAAGAAGGATGAAATTCTGAACGCATTGCGAGCGTGTGATACGGTTGATGATATGTTGGAATGTGAAATTGCCAGACCATTTATCAGCGGTGCGTGGCTGGACATGCCAGAGAGCATGATTCAGCGGAAAATGTGCAACAACGCCACAAGAAAGTATCCGAAAAATTATGACCAGATGGCGAGACAGGCACAGATTGAACTGGATGATGCATACCGCCAGACACAGGATGATGTTGTGGAAAGTGCAAATGCCGTTGATTTTGACGAGGAAAACATCATTGATGGAGAAATTGTACAGGAGGTGTAAGCGGTGATTATTATGAAGTTGACTATTTTTATTTGGATGATTGTTATTGTGTATTGCTGGAGAATCTTTTGGTTGTTTAGCAAAGATGAAAAAATGGGATTGCGTAGAGATTTCGACTATTATGTAGCGAAAAATAAAATCACATCAGCTGCATTTGCCGCCACCGCTTTGACGGTAGTGAGCGCAGTTTGGCTTTGGGTAAGGGGGTAAAAAATATGAGAATTATTAGTCAGAACGGAGAAGTTGATTTTCCGTATGAACAGTTTGTAGTTGCAATTGATGCCACAACCAAAACATCGATTCTTGCCTTTCCGGCAAGCGTTGCTGATGATACCTATTTCAATTTAGCTGAATATTCAACAAAAGAAAAAGCCGAAAAGGCTATGGAAGAGTTGAGGGCAGAATACGGGGGCTACAGAGTAGTGAGAGGCAAAACGTTTTATTCCGCCTTCGATTATCCCAAAGTATTTCGATTTCCGCAGGATAGCGAGGTGTGATGATGAACGAAAACGTAAAATGGAAAGTTGACGGTATTTTTAAAGCCGATGCAAATGAATGTTACAGAGAGATTTCTTCTTTGGAACAGATTACCCCGAAAGCAATTCTCGATTTTGCAAGAGATGAAAATTCAGAATTACATAAATGCTTTGAGTGGGACAATGATTTAGCTGCCGAGAAATACAGAACAATACAAGCCGGCAATGTCATTAGGATGTTGTATGTAGAACCTAAAAGCGAAGATGCGCCGCCAGTAAGAGTATTAAGTAGAACGTCCAATACTGTTTATCAGCCGACAAGGACTTTTCTGAAAAATCAGAATGAATATGAAGATTTGCTTAAAAGAGCATTATCAGAATTGGAAAGTTTCAGATTGAAATATAAGACACTTTCCGAGTTGGAACAGGTATTTGAGCAGATTGATTTAATCACTGTTTGATATATAGCACAAAACAGAACATAACAGGAAAATTTCAGACAGCATATTAAAAAACAACCTATTTTCAAGTGTTTAACAGGTGAGATAACACCTATTATATAACAGCTTTTTATAAAACATCGAAAAACAGGTCAAAATAAAACAGGAAAATAAAGCGCAACATAGGACACTTTATCTCACTTGCTAAGCGCTTGATTATAGGAACACGCTGATAGAGCATTTTATAGGCGGTATGATACCGCCAGCATATTAAAGAAAAGAACAGTAAATCAAAAGAAAATACAAGACAATGCAGAATATTATATCGCCTACAAAGTGTTCTATCAGTAACAAAAATGAAAGGAGAAAACAAAAATGGCTAAAACAGAGGTAATCGAAATCAAGCCCTTAAACATCAAAACCGCAACAATCAAAATCGCAGGAGATGGAGACTTGATTCTTAATAAAATGAACGATGTAAGCGCAAAGGATTTGATTGACAAGCGTAAGGATAAGGCGAAAGACACAGCAAAGCCTAATCAATGGGAAGCAATCATCACTTCTATGCACTGGTACAACGGCAAGCCAAAAGATTATTCGGAAGAAGGACTATTACAGGCATTAAAAGAAAACGCACCATGTATTACAGGGTTCGGTCTGAAAAAATCTTTCGGACAGGCTGTTATACATAACAAAATTGATACATACGCAACGAAGTTTAATGCAGGAGTAAACATTATCGCAAAGGGAGATTTGATACCAATTCAGTTTGCAGAACATCATATTGACGAAAAACTGATGTCTCCCAAAAAAGGCTCTCCAGTATTAGTACACCTTAACAGATTTAGCGGTTGGAAAGCTGCATTTACAATCCAGTACACCGAAAACGCTTTCTCTTTGGAACAGATTGTAAACATTGTCAATCTTGCAGGATTTGGCAACGGTATCGGAAGTGGTAGAAGTAGTGGATACGGAAGATACCATGTTGAGGGGATTGAATAATCGTTAAGGGGTGTAAAAGTGCTGCTAAAAACGATAGCAACAGGGAGCGCAGGAAACTGTTATATGCTCGCTGATAGCAATGGAAAATCTCTTATCCTTGCCTGCGGTGTTCCGAAAGGAGTGATTAAGTACGGAAGAATGGAAATGGATTGATGGATACGAAGGGCTATACCAAATTTCAAATTATGGAAGATTGAAAAGTTACAGAAAAAATAAAAATGGGAGGATAATGCCAAACACAAATAAAAATGGATGGTATTTTACCGTAAATCTTTTTGACCACAACGGGAAAAGAAGAACAGAGCGAATACATAGGCTTGTGGCAAAGGCATTTATAGGAGAAATCCCGATATGTCAACTGTGAAATAGCAAGCAGAATGACAGGGATATGCCAAAGAAATATATCTCAAGTCGCAAGCAAAGAGCCATACAACTCAAAAGGCAATGTAAGAAAACAGGCAGGCGGTTATGTATGGAAATTTGAAAAAGAAGGCGAGGTGATGTAGATGTTTTTGAGAACGATAGCCACAGGCTCAAGTGGAAATTCGCACGCCTTAATCAGCAGAACAGGAGAAATTTTGTTACTTGATTTAGGCGTATCAGAAAAGACTGTTAAAAAAGGTGTTGATTGGAAAATATCAAATATTGTCGGAGCGATAGTTACTCATAAACATCTCTGACTTGACCATAGCAGGTCTATAGAAGATTTTAAAAGAATGGGAATACCTGTTTTTGCACCATATCTGGAAAACGATAGTAAATCAGAAAATATGGGCGGATTTGTAGTAAAAACTTTTGACCTTACAACGATTGATGGCAGATGGACACACACAGATGCAGACGGAACGGATTGCCCGATATTCGGTTTTCTGATTATGCACAAAGAAATGGGAAGAATGCTTTATATCACTGATACGGCTATTGTCAAATGGCGGTTCAAAAATATAAACCATATTCTTCTCGGCGTGAATTATGACAAGGATATGATTCATCCCGATAACGAAGGGAAAAAGAATCATATTTTCGGCGGTCACATGGAGATTGAGACAGCTTGTGAGTTTGTAAAGGCGAATAATTCTAATTCCTTGCATAACGTCATAATGTGCCATCTGTCAGCTGATAATGCCGATTCCGATAAATTCATCGAGCGTATGAAAGAAGTGTGTCCTACGGCGAATGTGTACGTTGCAGGGCGTAATGACGGGTGGTGGTTGAGTGATGGGAAGGTATGAGTTTTCCTTAAATGCAAATATCAAGGCGAAGGATGGCATTTGCCCCTGCTATGGATGCGAAGGAAGGAGCGCTGGATGTCATTCAAAATGCGAGAAATTCACGATTTGGAATCAGAAGCATTTGAAAAATAAAAAAGAAATGCAAAATAAGGCGTTCATCGAAAATCAGGCAGATTACCGAAAGAACGAATACTTTAGAAGAAAGAGGGACAAGCAGAAATGAATAAATGTATTTTTGTTGGCAGAACAACAAGAGATGTTGAACTCAGATACACGCAGTCCGCCAATCCTCTAGCGGTCGGAAGAACTTCCATTGCGGTCGAAAGAGGATACGGAGACAAGAAGAAAACGAGCTTTTTCAATATCTCCGCTTTCGGCGAAACGGCGGAAACAATGGGGCAGTTTGTAAAGAAGGGTACGAAAATCATTCTAGAGTGTGAAGCTGTACAGAATGAATACACCGACAGGGAAGGTAAGAAGCAGAACAGGGTATCCTTTATCGTGAAATCTTTCGAGTTCGCCGAGAGCAAAGCGGCAAGCAACAACGCAGGGCAGGCGAACGATGCTTCAAAACCGCAGAGTAATGCCGATGGGTTTTATACCATCGACAATACCATTGAAGATGACGATTTGCCGTTTTAAAAAATAAGAAAGGTGGAGACTGATTTTGAGAATAGAAAATTTAATCGTTTTTTTGAAAGAGAATTTTGAAAAAGGGATACAAATGTTCGATACTGCGAATATTGTAGGCGATTTCATGGTGCCTATTTATAAGAAGGACGATATATCAGTGTTTTTCGCGCCGGAATATGACTATATTGAGATATTCGGAATATCTGATGAAGAATTTGAAAGAGTCGAAAAAGAGGTTAATCGGAAAAGTCGGTGATATTATGGATTTGAAAAACATAAAAACGGAATTGTTTAATGACAATTTCCAGAACTATAAGCGGTACGGCATCCCGAAAGCGCAACTTGTTATTGCTGATATCCCCTACAACGTGGGTACGAATTTCTACGGTAGTAATCCCATGTGGTACAAAGGTGGGGACAATAAAAACGGTGAAAGCAAACTTGCCGGAAAGGCTGCTTTTAATACGGATTTTAATTTCAATCTGTACGAGTATTTTCATTTTTGCAGCAAACTGTTGAAGAAAGAAGATACGAAACCCGTATCACGTGGCAGAAGCAGCAACAGCCCGTGCATGATTGTGTTTTGCAGCTTTGAGCAGATTCCCACGCTTATCAATGCCGCTAAGAAACATGGATTCGTAAACTACATACCCTTGGTTTTCTGTAAGAATTACAGTCCGCAGGTTTTAAAGGCTAATATGCGCGTTGTGGGCGCGACAGAATACGCCCTTGTATTTTATCGGGGAAGGTTGCCAAAGTTTAGAAACGGCTGTCAGCAGGACGAGAACGGGAAGAATATTCGCGGTACAGGACGGATGATTTTCAACTGGTTCACATGGGAGAAGGACGGAAAAGAGATTCCTAAAATTCACCCTGCGCAGAAGCCCGTAGCCGTAATTAAGAAACTGATTGAAATTTTCACTGATGAAGGGGACATCGTGATTGACCCTTGCGCCGGGAGCGGTTCAACACTGAGAGCTGCTATGGAGTGCGGTAGAAACTCATACGGATTTGAAATATCAAAGGAATTTTACAGACGAGCAAAAGATGAAATGCTTGTTGTGCGAAATCATTATTCTGTAAAAATAAATGGAGAGGCACTTCTAAGGGGGTTGAAAGATGGACTATCAGAAATTCAAGAAAGCGAAGGCTATCGAGAAGAAAAACAAGGAACGCCTGCTGAAAGTCAACCCAAAATTGAATGAGGACAGCGGAATTTATTTCCTAACAAGAATTGACGAAAACGGATTCAAATACGCATACATCGGGCAAGCAGTACACCTTATTACCAGATTGTCGCAACATCTTGTTGGCTATCAGCATATCGACCTATCTTTGAAAAAACACGGCTTATACGATGCGGAAACAAATCAGTATGGATGGAAAATCGGTTTTCTGCTTTACAAAGACACCGAGTTGGATAGTGCGGAACAGCACTGGATAAAGAAATATGCTGATGGCGGTTATCAGCTGCGGAACAAGACAAGCGGCTCACAGGGCGAGGGCAAATCGCAGATTGCGGAATATAAAGCCGCTAAGGGCTATCGTGACGGCTTGGAACAGGGCAGAAGGAATCTTGCGAAGGAATTATCACATATTGCCGAAAAGCACCTCACAATCGAAATTAGAGCGGATAAGAGGGGCAATAAGATTTCAGAACGGCAGTATGAGAAATTTATGAGTTTAATTAAGAATTGTGGTGACGGAGAATGAAAGAAAATCCCGCAAATAAAATAAAGGATACAATGTGGAAATTCCTAATGGACTACGGTCAAGAAGCAGACATTCAAGGATTGAAGGAATCTGTTTATGATTTAATCGGGATGACCACACAAAAAACAGCAGGACAAAGAAAGGGCAAAAATGATATTCCTTGGGATGAGTTGGATATGACGCTTATGACAATCGTTATACAGGCGACGGGTTTGGTTTTGTCTGGAAAATTAGGCGAAATCCAACAGGATAGCGCAGATTGGAGCAAAGAAAGGGTTGATGAGGCAATAGAAGAATACAGGAATGGAAAGGCGGCGAATACATGAGAATGTATTTTGAGTTGCTCGATATTTGCGATGCAATTTATATGTTGGACGGATGGGAAAACAGCAAAGGGGCAAATCAAGAATACGGTTTCGCCAAAGGAAAAGGAATTGAGATTTACGAGAATAAGAAGGGATGATTTATGAAATTCATTGATTTTTTCTCTGGAATCGGAGGTTTCCGTAGAGGCATGGAACTGGCAGGACATGAGTGTGTGGGATTTTGTGAATTTGATAAATTTGCAGTAGCCGGATACACAGCTATGCACCTTATGACAGAACAGGAGCGAGAGTACATAAGAACGTTGCCGAAAAACAAAAGAGTAGCAGAAGCAGGGAAGGAGGAGTACAGGCATGGAGAATGGTATGCAAATGACATTAGACGGATTTTCGCCGAGGACATCCCGAAAGCCGACTGCTGGTGTTTCGGATTCCCCTGTCAGGACATCAGCGTTGCCGGAAAGCAGCTTGGCTTTGACGGAGCAAGAAGCAGCTTATTTTTCAGAGTTATGCGCCTTGTGCAAGACCTCGAAGAAAAAGATAGACCCACATACCTATTCATTGAAAACGTTAAAAACCTACTTAGCGTTAATGGGGGAACGGACTTCCTTAAACTTCTCATTGCGCTGGACGAAAGTGGGTACGATGCAGAATGGCAAGTTGTCAACTCTGCCGATTACGTCCCACAAAACAGAGAAAGAGTATTCATTATTGGACATCTTAGAGGGAGAAGTACCGAAAAAGTATTTCCTATCGAAGGAGCAGACAGAGAAAATAGTGTTCAAATAAAACAAATCGGGAATATAAAAAGTGTAAAACGAGACAATCCGAATCGTTATCGTGTATATGATGTGGATGGTATTTCTCCGACACTTTCTAAAATGGATGGCGGTGGATTGAGTCCATATATCCCTATTCCTGTATTTTGCGATATGTCAAAAAGTGCAGGAATACAAACTTATGATAAGGCGTTTTGCTTGCAAGCGAGATACAATAAAGGCATTTGCAACAGGCGAAAGGAAATAAGTGGCATTTGCGTTCCTGTACTCACTCCGGACAGAGCAGAAAAAAGACAGAACGGCAGAAGAACGAAGGGAAATGGAGAGCCAATGTTTACTCTGACCGGACAGGACCGGCACGGAGTTATGATTTCAACGCCTGACGGAATGGCGTTTTATTCCATTTGGTACGAAAAATATCAGTGCTATATTGCTATCCGCAAGCTAACACCGAGAGAATGCTTTCGGCTGCAAGGATGGTCGGATGAATATTTCGATAGGGCAGAATTGGTAAATAGTGACAGCCAGTTATATAAACAGGCAGGGAACGGCGTGACCGTACCAGTAATATACGAGATTGCAAAAAGAATGAGGGCGAATGGGAACATTTCTGCCCGAATTGTATGGAGTGATAGAAATGGAAAATAAAACAGTAGACCACACGAATATTTTTGAAAGTTATCTGGCGCAAGATATCTTTATCATGGGTATTATCGAAAAGGTTGTTAATGACTGGAAACGAACCAAGTGGAAAGAAGGTACTTTTAACAGAGAAAATTTAGAAGATTTCTTTTTGGACGATTTCCAACAGTGGCTTGAATTGGGCGTTGATGAATGGTGTAACGAAGAATGGGGACAGGAGGGATAAACATGGACGCAATAAAATTCTTGAAAGAAAAAAATAGAATGACGAAAAAGTGCAGTATTCGTTGCGCTAATTGTCCACTTGGCAGTGAAAAAAATACAACTGGTTTGTGTTGTGGCGATTTGCAGAGAGTGTATTCAGAGATTGCAGTTTCTATTGTAGAAAAATGGTCGGAGGAACATCCGCAGGGAACAAGACTGACAGAGTTTTTGGAACACTACCCAAATGCACTAATGGGGGATGATGGAACTCCGGAAGTGTGTGTAAACGAATTGGGACTCAAAAGAGATGACGGATGTATCTCGAACTGTATAAAATGTTGGAACACACCGATTGAGGAGGAATGACAAAATGGCAATTAAACCGATTTTATTTAATACAGAAATGGTACAAGCGATTCTGGATGGACGAAAGACTTGCACTCGGCGGATTGTGAAAGGTGCTATCCCTGATGATGCGATGTGGGGGTATACCATGTTTACACCAAAAGGCTGTATATCTTGCAGGGGGGTGTATGCCGATGGATACGGCGAAGGATTTTACAAATTGCCGTACCAACCGGGAGACATTCTGTATGTTCGGGAAACATGGTGTAAAGGTTCTTGGATGAATGAAAAAGAAAGATATTATTACAAGGCAGATGATAACGATTTTCATTGTGTATGGCATCCATCCATCCACATGCCGAAAGAAGCTGCGAGAATATGGCTGAAGGTTACGGATGTACGGGTGGAGCGGTTGCAGGAATGCGGAGAAGGATGGTGTATTGATATTGAAAAAGAGGGCATTGCAACCCCGCAGGACCCTATATTATACATAAGTGATGACGCTTTCCATGACGCATTAAGAATGGAATTTCAAAAAATTTGGGACAGCACCATCAAAAAATCCGACCTCGACCGCTACGGATGGAACGCAAATCCTTGGGTTTGGGTTATCGAATTTGAACGGTGCGAGAAGCCGAAGAAGGAGGAATAAACAATGAAATATACAGTTGTAACACATGGAGCAGGATACACAGAAACGCTTGAGTTTAAAGGCAAAACATACAAAAAAGAGTATGAAGGAGATTCCTCTCGGGCATCAACGCAGGATAAAGATTTTTGGAGACAGATGGAAGAAGATGGAATCCATGATGAAAGGATTTTAGGTGCTGTTTACGATAATATTGATGACGCTATGCTTGGGTTTGATTTTTTTGAGATTGCCGTTGAATTGGAGTGATGGGAATGGTTATTTTGGCAATTTTGATAACCGCTTACATAATGATTGGGTACGGTCTTTTTCTGAGCGTTATCATTGAAGATTATACGCAAAACGTATGGAAACCGATTCTTTGTTTTTTATGGATTGTTTTCCTTTGGTTTCCATATGGTGTTTATAGCTATTTGAAAGAAAGAAGGACAAAGGATGAATCTTGACGAGAAAATCAAAAATAAATAAGAGCGTGGTGTTGTTTATGGCAATATATAGGAATTTACACATATCGTTTTGGACGGACAGCAAAGTCGAGGACGATTTCACGCCAGAGGATAAGTATTTCTATGCTTATCTTTTGACAAACCCACAGACGAATATCTGCGGATGCTATGAGGTAAGTTTTAATCAAATATCACACCATACAGGATACACGAAGGATACAATTTCAAGATTGATTAGCCGCTTTGAAAATGTGCATGGCGTGATTCGGTACTGCGCAGAAACAAAGGAAGTGCTGATTCTAAATTGGCATAAGTACAACTGGAGCAAATCAGAGAAAACGCTTGCGGGAGTTGAGAATGTGGCAAAGCATATTAAGTCCGATGATTTTAGGCGTTACGTTATGGATACGGTAAATAAGGTCAGAGGCGGTGCGGAAGAAGAGCCGAAAAACATTCCTTCCGTTTCCGAAAAGAAAGTGTCCTATTCGGATATGCTGAATGACATGATTTTAGAATTTGGGATTTCTGATTACTTGTTGGAATCGGTACAGGACTGGATTGCATACAAGGGAGAAAGAAATTTCAAGTACAAAGAAAGAGGTTTGCGGACGCTTTTAAAAACCGTATCGGAAAAGTCAACACAGTACGGAGATGTAGCAGTGTCAACAGCAATAAACGAAAGCATTTCAAGTGGCTATCAAGGTATTGTTTGGGAGAAAATCGGGAAGTCTTCCAGTAGTGATGTAAACTGGAATTTTTAGGGGGGTGTATTTCGTTGACAAAAGAAGAAACAAAGAAAATCCTGCGTATCATGTATAACTGTTTTCAGAATTTCAGACCAAAGAATATTGAAGAGACAACAGAGGTTTGGGGAATGATGCTTTCAGATTATACATATCAGCAGATTTCCGTTGCATTGAAATCCTATATCCTGTCTGACACAAGCGGATTTGCACCGACAATCGGGCAGTTGGTTGATATGGTTCATTCCGTTAGCAAACCGCAGGAATTAAATGAAATGGAAGCGTGGGCGTTAGTCAGCATGGCGATTAGGAATAGTGGATACCGATATACCGAGGAATTTTTGAAACTGCCTGCCATCATCCAGCGTGCAATCGGAACACCGGAGCAGTTACATATTTGGGCTACGGATGAAGAATATAATGAGACAGTAGTTATGAGCAATTTTCAGAGGTCATACCGGCTTGTGCTGATGCAGAAAGATGAGAGCGCAAAACTGCCGACAGAAGCGCGGAATTTGCTTTCCAATAAAGAAAATCCTGCCAGAATCGAGATGCAGGGCAGAATCAATCAGTTGTCCGCGGCATTTGACGAAAAAAGCAAGCTGTTGATTGAGGGCGGGGAGAAGAAAGAAAGAGTAGTGGATGATTCTGTTATGGACACCGTTCATGCAGAATTAGAGAAAATAAAGGCAATGAGTATCAGATAAAAACCAGAACGGAGGAAGATTTATGAAAACGCCAATCGTAAAATCGGACCAAGGGAAACCACAGCTTAACCTTGTGCCTTTGGAGCTTTTAGAACCATTGGCAAGGGTTCGTGAATTTGCTGTTGAGAAATACGGTCTTGAAGGTATCGAATCATGGCGCAATATTTCCGATGATAGATTGTTAGCTGCTCTGCTGCGGCATACGATTACTTACCAAAAAGACCATGACGCGCGTGACGAGGAAAGCGGATTGCCTGCTGCGTATCATGTAGCTATCAACGGTGCATTTCTTGCCATCAAGGCTATGGAGAGAATGAAAGTAAGATGCGAATACCAACCAAAAGAAATTAACTTCTATGAAAACCTGCCGCCAGAAGTGCAGAAAAGGGTAGACAAATTTATTTCTGCGGTTTGCGAGGGTGGTGTGAAAGATGAATCTGAATCAGATTGAAAAGAAAAAACGGTATCAGAAGCAAAAAAGAATCATTGAAGAAGCAAAGACAGAAGCTATTGAAAATATGCAGAAAATCATTGATAGAGGGCTTTCTTCTCAAATGGAACTGGTTATGCTGTTGGTTCTGCATGATAAATTCGGGTTCGGTTCAGAACGATGCGCCAAAGCGTTAGTTGCCTTTGAAGAATTATGGGCAGATGTCGGTGACAAGCATCTTTCGCTTGATGATATCGAAGAAGTAGTAAAGGCTGAAATCGGAATAGAAATGACAGAGGATACTATTTTCCAGACCGATAAGAAAGGGAATAAGAAATTGCTTTGGTCTAACGAGAATACATAAAGGAGGTATTCATAAGTGGCTTTGCGAGATTTGACAAAGCCAGAATTGCGAAAAATTATCGAGAACGCCAATTTTACCGAGGATGAGATGATGGTATTTCAACTGTCCAGTAACGGTTCCCCTATTGATTATATAGCGGACACGATGAAAATATCATCATCTACGGTGAATCGCATTTTGAGGAAGATTTATAAGAAAATAGAAAGGATTGAGGATATGTCGAAACCAGAAGTACCGATTTGGCAGAAAGTTACAATGACGATTGATGAAGCGTCCGCCTATAGCAATATCGGAACGGCAACGCTCAGAAAACTTGCGAATAACCCAAGATGCACTTTCGCCCTTACAAACGGGAACAGAAAGCTCATTAAGCGAAAGGAATTTGACAAGTTTATTGAAAATACTGTTGAGATATAGACAGAAATTAGCCCTGTATGGTAATATGACGCTGTATGGGGCTTTTCTCAAAATGAAAGGGTGTGTAACGATGGGAAAAGACCTTAGAGGTAAAGAATTAGGCGTTGGTATCAGCCAACGGAAAGACGGAATGTATACAGGACGTTTTACAACAAAATCTGGAAAACGAAAACAGAAATACTTTCATAAGTTGCAGGAGTGCAGGGCATGGATGGCAGATGCGCAGTTTGAGGATGAACATGGTGATGTGTTCTTTTCTGACTCTCCAACAGTCGATGCGTGGTTTGACTACTGGATAAATGAAGTAAAGGGAGATAGCATAAGAATTATAACAGAAAGAAACTACAGAAGTATGTGGAGCTTTTCTATTTCTCCAATTATTGGGAATATGGAATTAAAAGACGTAAAGCCGATTCATTGTCAGAAAGTACTAAATATGATGAATGAAGGGCATAAGACATCTACCATTAAGGTGCATAGAGATTTAATGTGGAGTGTTTTTGAATGTGCTGTCGAAAATTATTTAATAGAAAGAAATCCTGTAAGAAGGAATGTGAAAGCAACTGGTGGTAAAAAAACAGAAGCGCGAGAAGCACTAACTGTTGATGAGCAAAAAACTTTCTTAAAAGAATCAGAAAAATCATCATTTTATAATGGATATGCGTTTGTGCTGCAAACCGGGATTCGGGTTGGAGAATTGATTGCGTTAAAGTGGTCTGATGTAGATTTTAAAAATCGAAAAATAAAAATACAGAGAAGCGCATCGGAGGTCGCGAAACAAGGGTTTGTAATCGGAGAACCAAAGACAAAAAGCGGGCATCGGGAGATACCGCTTACAAAAGAAGCTGTCAATATTTTATATAGTCAAAAAGAGAAGAATTCTCAAAACAAAATTATTCCAATCCAGTATGCAGATTATATTTTTCTGAACAAAAACGGAAATCTAATTCAAAAGTCAGCGTATAATCAAGGAATATATGCTATTTGCAATAGATTGGGAATGAGAAAGTTCTCAATTCACTTGCTAAGGCACACATTCGCTACGAGATGTATAGAAAGTGGCATGCGCCCTAAAACGCTGCAAGCAATCCTAGGTCATAGCAAAATTGAAATGACGATGAATTTGTATGTTCATGTAACGGATGAATCCAAACTGGAGGAAATCGAAGCAATAGAAAAAAACTTAAAATTGGTGTAGAAATTGGTGTAGAAATAAAAAATACATATAGAACACCTTGTTTTATCAATGTTTTTAATAAGTATATACATTTTGGGAATGAAATGATATTGAAATTTTTATTCAAAATGAAAATATCTTGCTATAACTTTAAAAACATTGTTAATAACTTTATTTTCAATGGTTTTGAGTAATTCATACAAAAAGGATAAACATTGAATAACTTTTCAAAACCAATGAATAATTTTTAGAAAAATGGTGTAAAATTGGTGTAGTGGTGTAGAATTGGTGTAGAAAAGCCCCATACAAAACAAAAAAATATATGACAGAAAGTTGAGCGAAAGATGACACTTTTGGCTCTTTTTTTATGCGAAAATATAGGTAGAAGGAGGTTGATGGAAATGTTTTCAGATGAAGTCCTAGAGAAAATTTTCAGTCGTGAAGATGTAATGAAGATACCTCTTACTTATCAGTCCGTTATGGTTCGGGCGGTGCAGGAGGTTTTAGAGAAGGAGGGAATCGACTATGCAACCAAATCCTTATCAGAGCATGAACTATAATATCCAGCAAGCATATCCGCAGTATGGGTACAATCCATACTTTCAACAGACGCGGATGCAGCAACCGCAGATAGAACAGGTGCAGTCAGTAAATCAGCTTCAACAGCAGATGCCGCGTGGCGTAAATGGGCGCGTGGTGCAGTCTGTGGAAATGATAACGGCAAATGATGTGCCTATGGATGGCTCGGCGGCGTTCTTTCCAATGCAGGATATGAGTGCAATATTGGCTAAGTCATGGAATGCCGACGGCACAATCAAAACCGTAATTTTCAAGCCGATAAATGAGACAGTTCCTCAAAATGAAATCCAAAACAAAGAGAATTTGAAAATTGACTTGTCGGACGGTACGGTTGCGGCTTTCATGGATAGGTTTGATGAACTGTCGGAAAGATTAGAGCAGTTGGAGGTTTCTATAAATAAAACCACACCAAAATCAAGCACACAATCGACAAAGAGAAAGGCTGATGCAGAATGAAAAACTTGCTTCAATTATTTAGCGGCATAAAGAATCCGCAACAATTTTTACAAAGCATGATGAACAATAGTCAAGTGATGGGAAACCCTATGGCGAAAAATGCCATTGACATGATGCAGAATGGGGATGCCAAAGGCGTAGAGCAGATGGCAAGAAACCTCTGTAAAGAGAAAGGGGTAAACCCGGATGAAATAATGCAACAAATGAAAGATAGGTTTGGAATGTAAGACATATTAGAGGTTGCGCGCAAAAACCTTGGTGCCTCTTTATGAATAAAAATAATCAATCAAAAGGAGGAATCTAATATGTTCAACTCTACAAACAATACACCTTTTACTATGCCTGTAATGCCGGCAACTGGCGGTTATGGCAATGACGGTGCGTTCAACGATGGCGGCTGGCTGTGGATAATCGTAGTTTTTGCTTTGCTTTTTGGATGGGGCAATAACGGTTTCGGCGGTTTCGGCGGTAATGGCGGCGGCTATGTAGCAACAGCAGCTACACAGGCGGATATTCAGAGAGGCTTTGATACACAGTCTATCATTGGCAAACTGGATGGTATCTCCAACGGTATGTGCGATGGTTTCTATGCACAGAACACAACTCTGATGAATGGTTTCCATAGTATTGATAACGCTATCTGTAATCTTGGATACCAGACACAGCAGGGGTTCAATACAACTAACGTGGCTCTGATGCAGGGTCAGAACGCTTTACAGGCTCAGTTAGCTAATTGCTGCTGTGAAACAAGAGAAGCTATTCAGGGCGTAAATTACAATATGGCTCAGAATACTTGTGCATTGCAGAACACAATGAACAGTAACACCAGAGATATTATTGACAGTCAGAACGCAGGAACAAGAGCAATTCTTGATTACTTGTGCCAGGATAAGATTTCTACATTACAGGCAGAAAATAACGATTTGAGAATGGCAGCTTCACAGGATAGACAGAACGCACTTCTGACTACTGCCATGACCGCTCAGACAAATCATATTATTGATGCAGTAAGACCAACACCTGTACCTGCATATCCTGCATCTAACCTTTATGGTTATGCTGGATGCGGATGCAACACAGGTTGTGGGTGCTAAAACCGAATGTAAATTCATACGGTTAAAACTGAATATTGAGTAACTTAACCAAGATTTAGACAAGGTTATGTCTGCATAAGCAGTATTACAAGTAAAGAGGGCAGATCATAACGGTTTGTCCTCTGATTTTGATTGGAGGGAAAACAATATGGCTGAATATGTAGCAGTAGCAACACAGGAAGTTGCACAGAATGGAAATGTTGCATTTACAAATACAGCAGTTAAAGGCTCAAATTGTATACAACACAGAGAGGGGAGTGGAATTATAACACTCAGAGGTCTGACAAACCAGTGTAAAGCAAGATTTTTTGTAGATTTTTCTGCTAATATTGCGGTACCTACTGGTGGAACGGCAGGAGCTATCTCGTTGGCTATCGCCATCAGTGGCGAACCTGTTTTATCTTCACAGATGATTTCGACTCCGGCAGCAGTTGACCAGTTTAACAATGTTTCGGCAGGAATCTATGTAGATGTGCCAGCTCATTGTTGTGTAAATATTGCCGTTGAAAACACAAGTACACAAGCTATTGAAGTATCAAACGCAAATATTATAGTCACAAGGGAGGCGTAGTAAGTTATGGATGTAAAGAGAATGCATTGTATGATTGAAAAACTCTCAGAGTGTGCGAAAGAAGAATTTGAAAAAGGTATTGAGTGCGTAGATACTGACGAGATGGGAAAAGTAACAGATATGCTCAAAGATCTTGCTGAAGCTATGTACTATCGCACCTTAACAAACAGTATGGAAGAGTCTAGCACAGAAGAAGTACTTTCCATGTTCGACCGATACGGTGACAGACGTTTTTATGACCATTACAGATACGCTGACGGTCGATTTGCACCAAAGGGCAGAGGAACACGCAGAGGCTATACAGAACCGCCTTATTACTTCCAGACACCCGATATGTATCACGAATGGGATAGCAAGAGTGATGCGGAGCGTGGCAGAGATTTAGACCGTATGGGCGGTAGAATGTATTATACCGAACCCACGATGAGCGGCTACGATAAGGCAAAACGCCACTACACAGAAAGTAAGGAAATGCACAAGGGCAATTCTCAGTCTGATAAAGAGCAAAAGATGCGCGACCTTGAAGCATACATGAAGGAGCTTTCTGGTGATGTGACAGAGATTCTTTCGGATATGACACCAGAAGAACGTACTCTTTTGAAGGCTAAAATGACAACACTTTTGCAGAAAATCGGCTGATATAAAACGGATAGGGGGGAAAACACCCCTATCTTTTTTTAAATTGGGGGTGGTAATAAAATGGTGTTTGAGATAAACGGCGTAAAGTGGAGTGTTGTTTCCGTTATGCCATCCTCTGACTGTCTGCGGCGTTCTGACGGGAGTTTTACGGTTGGTGTGACCGATAACACCACTCACTGTATTTGCCTTTCAAATCGGCTTGTAGACGGCTTTAAGAGGAAGGTACTTATACACGAATTATGCCATGCAGTTTGTATGTCCTATAACATACATATCCCATTGGAACAAGAGGAATTTTTATGTGACTTTGTGGCTACTTATGGGGATGAAGTGTTCGATATGGTAGATATGATGGTCGGGGAAATTCGGAAAACGGCATAAAAAAAGGGAGTATACCGAAATTGATATACTCCCAATTTTTGCGTAGCTTATGATTGGAACATCTACGAAAGGGTGTACTGTTATTATAGCATTTTCGTGAACCAAAGTAAATGGTTATTTTTTCGTCAGTACCGCAATACTCCCCTTGCTTGTGATATTGTACCCGATGGCATCCGCAACATCCCGAATCTTAATATAGTTTGTCCCATCCTTCAAAATCCGTTCTGCCATGTGTTCTTTGCCGTCAATAATAATCTTGCACTTCTCTACCACTTCTTCATCCTCCGTTCCGTAGTCGAAAACATCATTTACAAGCAACCAGTGCGTGAATTTATTGCACCGCAGGGGGACTTCACGCACACCGTAAGCCGAACCGTCAGCTGCTATGTAGTAAGGGTAGCCGTTCCTCATGCCAGTGTAAACACCGATATGCCCCTGCATCCAGACCAACGCCCCGATGGGTGCCTTTTCAATGGTAGAAATAGGGTTTACGCTTTTTGCCCGTTCTTTCCATTGGGTACTGCCGAGTTTCACGCCGCACGCCCACGAAATCAGACCAGAGCAGTCTACACAAACCTTTCCGATTTTCTTTCGGTCACTGTTCCATACCATATTGCCATATTTGTTTTTCAGATAGTTGTAGTTGGCTTCTGTCATTACAGAGCCTTTCATGCCGTAAACATACGGTGTGCCGATTTTGGAACGGCAGAAGGCTAGCAATTCTTTTCCTGTCATTTTTTTCGCCATGTAATCATCCCTTTACAATTTCCTTGACCGCCTTGTTTTCTTTCAGCATTTTTCGCATTTCTTCCAGTGCTTCATCCACCCACAGGGAGAAGGTATCGAAGGATACCGCTATAGCAATAGCAGGGAATCTCTGCACAAACAAATCATAGGCGCGGCGCAGTTTCAATTTTCCAGTGCCGCCGCCCAATTCCTTTTCCGCCTGCATAACCGCCCATAACAGCCATTGTTTCACTTTGACGCGCTGTGTTTCGGTGGGCATATTCAGAAATCTGCCGATACACATACCAATCACGCAGGCAACCGCCAGAAGTGCCACCACTAAGTACCAGTTTTCCATTAAGAATGTAATCTGTCTCATTTCATCAAGCCTCCTTTATGCTTCTACCTTTTCCCATCCGCTAGGGTATTCTGTCGGGCTCCATGTATTATTATCGATAAGAGAACGATACACCGCGCCATCCTCCGTGCAGCAATTTCCCTTCATGTAAGGGGACGTTGCGAGCGCGATAAACGGCTTCGCCTTTTCGGGGTTGTCACTCCATACGAACCCCCACTGTGCAGGCAGTTCCTCTGGCTCAGCGGTATAAATACTGCTGTCATAGACCTGTAACAGCTTTACCACGCGCTCTGCGGTACTCTTACAGATAAACCCGACAGGGCGATTGAGCATATTTTCTTTTTCTTTCGCTGTCTGAAAATCAGGAATAAACCTGTCCTCAGCGTTTAATTCCGTTCCTGTCATAGTGTCCGCTTTCTCCTGCACCGCCTGCGCCGCCAGCTTCGCCATGTGCTTAATCGTTTCCATCATACCTCATTCACCCCTTCACTGATTGCCGCATTTAATTTCTCTATTGTCACGCTGTCCGCAGTAAGGGCGTTTAACTGCTCCTCAATGCGGTCAAGCTGGGTTGGTTGTGGTTCGGGCATGGGTTCGGGTTCGGGTGGTGTGTATTCCGAAAATGTACCTGTTTCAAAATCATAAATCATACCAAGCGTAACGGTATCGTCACAGGGAATGGCAGTCACAGGATTGCCCGATGGGTCGGGTGGATAGTAGGGTTCTGTTTCTTGGTTTTTCAGAACGTCAATCACTCTGTTTTGTAAAATCATTGCATAGTTTTTCATTTTTTCACCTCACCATTCGATAATTACAATACCGTTGCCGCCAGAGCCGCTGCTTGCGCGTTGTCCGCCGCCGCCGCCGCCAGCACCGATTCCTCCATCTTTACCTGACTCAGAACTGTAGTCACCATCGCCGCCGTCTCCGCCTCGTCCAAATCCTGCACCGCCGCCACCTCCACCACTATATACGTCGCCGCCTGTGCTTGGTCTGTTATAACCGCCTTTGCCGCCATAAGATTCAGGACTATCTTGACCGTTTTCACTATATGTGTCTGCTTTTGCACCGTATGCACCGCCAAGTGCACCATTATGTTCTTTAAACTTCTTGCTCCCTCCACCTTCCAGTGTAACTAAATTACCAATTACAGTCGCACCGCCGTCATTGCCTTCTGTGCCGCCGATGCCTATTGTAATCTGAATGCTTGTTTGTGGCGTAACAGAATATGCTTTTTTAATTATTCTAGCTCCACCCTGTCCTCCGCTATGATTGCCGCCAGCACCTGCGCCAAAAGCAGTAATCCAAATCTTTGTCACACCAGCAGGAACAGTAAATGTGCCATCTTTTGTAAAGGTCTGTGTGCCATGTGCTTGAATCATTTTGTCTAATGACAAAAAACTGCTCGTTCCCAACGTGCTATTTAATGCGTACTTTACCGCCGCCCAAATTCCCATAATTTTTCCTCCTTATGCTGTGAAATCGATAGGGTCTCCCGAAATCGAACCATCTGGATTGAATTTTGTTTTTAGCCCGATTTTCAGTCCGTTCTTATTTGTAAAAGTTTCGTCAATCGTTCCGTCTGAATTGAAAACGGTGTCCAGCGGTTCATTCAGTGCATTTGTTTCGGTAATAGAGCCGTCATCGTTAAACGCAACATGAAACGCCTCAAACCCCTGCAACGCCATAAACGCTTCACGATTCAGCGGTGTGCCGATAACAGTCGGGTTATCAGCCATTTCGACCGTCACATATTCGCTTGTCCCGTCCGCATGGGTGATTTTTCTCCGCCCTACCTGTGTTGGGATTCTATCTAAAAAATCCTTCATAGCAATCGTTCACCTCCGCTATTTATCGTTCCGCAGGGGATATATTCCTGCTTCATGTTTTCTGTCATTTCCTTTCCGACTGCGGCAACCCGTTCCCAATCATTTACTTCCTGCCAGTCAAGATAATCACTTTCCGCAAATACAGGTAAATCCAAGCCAACCAAAAACAACCGCACCAGAGCGGTATAATTCGCTCGGATACGGTTGATTTCAGACAGCCAAGGTATGTTTTCTTCCTGCCAATCTGTGTACGTTTTGCCGTTAAATTCTTTATAGTCCCTGTATGAACGAGGAAGATAATAGCCGCTACTTGCAAGCCATTTCATCAATTCCTTATGGTTTCCTTCAATGCGGTTCAAGTCTTGGTAGTTTAATGCACCTTTGTTGTTTTCTGCATTTCCTTGATTTATTCTTGCACTCTCGGTATCCTCAACGATTCTGTCAAAGACAGGTGTTATCCAAGCCATCATCCACCACCCCCAATAATATATTGGCACTCGCCCTTAATTGAGCCATTATAGGACAATTTCTGCTGAACCATAGTGACAGGCGTTTGGTTCGCAAAGTTGCTTGTAAGGCTTACTGTGTCCCCAACATCCAACTCTGGATAGCCCCTGTCCTGTGCGGTGTAAGTGTTCCTGCGTAGCGTTACCGCCGCCACCCAGTTTGCGTATGCAACAGCGTCATCCCTATTGTCAATCAGAGAGTTGCTCACTCCGCTCAAATCCTCTCCTACGTCACTGTATTTCTTCCTGTACTCGATTTTATTCTCCGTAAGGCTATTCCCATTGATAGTGACTGTCCCCGTCCCCTTGAGCGTTACAACGGTCTTGTAGGCGTAGAATTTCGCCGTGCCGACCATTGTTAAGCCGCTGCTCAATACAATCTGTTGGTTCGTGTACGCCGAATGGGTGAAGGTGTATTCATGCGCCACGTTGGACGATACCTCAGCCGCATTGACCGCCGCCGTTACCTCCGAGTTGACCTTGATGGAGTTATACTCCACCGATAGGTTGCGAAGGGGAGGTATCTTTGTTGTTGTCGGCGTATCCGTCATTTTGTCAAAGTTGATATCAAATCCTGTCGCGCTGTCATTCTCACGCAAAATCTGAATATAACCGCCGCGGCTATGGTTCATGATGCAACGCCCTGCATTAGCTATCAGCTGCAAGCACTCATTCACTTTGGAGGACGGCAGGGGGTTATGTGTATAGATTGTTTTCAACGCATTATCCAGTTCGATTGTATTCTCAAATCCCGCAAACTTCATAACATCTGTAGCAAGGTCGAACAGACTTCTTCCTGCCGCCGAATACACGCCCTCGTCATAGGTCATTGTCAAATGGTCTGCCAGACCTACGCACTTTATGCTGACCTCTGCCACAATTCCAGATTTCGATACATCAAAATCGCCTGTAGAATAAGACAAGCCCCAAGGTATCCACTCAATAGAACCGTCCGACAATTCATAGCCGTACTGATAATTGACAGGCTGTCTGCTTTCCAGATACTCCCATAAGCCAGATGGGTTTTCTGGGTCATATCTTCTTTGCGTATCAATCAGCGTAAATTCAAATTCCTGCTTTGGAATCTTAGACGAAAGCAAGTCAATCTCCTTTGTAGAAGAACAACTTGCAATATCATCCGAGCCTAATCGGCTAACCAGACCGTACACCAAGGAAAGCAATCTCGCCCTGCGGTGTGGTATATTTGAGTTCAGCCAATAGAAGGACAGTTCGTTGCATAACGGAATCTGGTCTGCCATTTCCCAATATGTAGTATCAGGCGAGTAGGTTTTATCGAATACAGATACAGAATCTTTCTTTGCCAGAATCCGAAAGCTGTTCGGGTAATCACCCATGCTGTCATCAAACTGGAAGGTCAGACCGGGAAACTGCACATAATCGCCAAATGAAATTTTCACAAGCGGCTTTGTAGTGTATGCCCCTGCATCGTTGCTAATTGCCAACCCTGCATAACCCTGATAAATAGGGTTGTTCTCTGGCGGCAGTGGGTTCTTTCCGTCCAGAATAAATCTGTTTCGCTCCAGCGTCTGATAGGTGGATGGGGCGGTTGTGCCGACATCCACGCTATCAACATCGCTGTACGGCAAATGACCGTTATCTGTTTGTGTACTCAAGCCGGGTGCGTCTGGGTCTGTCACGCCAAATACAATTCTCACATAAGAAGGATTGCGGAGCGTTTGCTCTGTTTCCTCTTTCCATTTTGCTGTTACCGGATACATAAAACCACCGCCTTACTTCCCTGTATCTATAAGCGAGGCTTTCAGACCTGTAAACATTTTCGGTGTGCCATTCTCGGACACCCAATATGTAGAAACGGAATAATCTCCCCAATACATTTCCCTTGTGATGAATTTCCCTTCCTTCGGGTCATAATAGGTCACTTCGCCTATGAAAGTTTCGACCAGCTGCAAAATCTTCTGCAATTCCTTTGGATAAATAACCTTCCACTCCAAATTCAATTTTACTTGGCGGCGGTTTATCTTTTGAGCCACCACAACGCCGTTTGCATTTCTGCCGCTGTCAACTAACTGCTGACCTTCGTATTCCTGCACAGAAGGACAGGTAATTTCTGTGCCGTTATATCTGATTACTGCCACAAAAACCACCTACCTTTGAAATGCGCCAAGACCAAAGTTTATCCCTCGTCTTGCGGATACTTTCTGCTGATTGTTATAAATAACGTCTCCATCCAGTTCAATCTTCTGATTCAGTTCGATTGGCTGGCTGCTGCCGTTCGCCATTGCCTGTGACATAGCCGTCAGAACAGCATTGAAAATCGCACGTTCTATCTGGTCATTATTTGCAACGGCTGTTTTGCCGCCAATACTGCCGACCATTTCTGCGCCTGCTTCTCTTGCGATAAACATTTCGCCAGACCGAGGGAAACCACCGTTCGCAAACATTTCTATGTCGAAACGCTGTGCCTGTTGCATGGTATAACCGCCGACATGACTGTATTTCTTTCCTGTCAGTCCTGCCAGTGAGTTTGCGTCCGAAACCATCTGGTTGAGCATCCTTGTGACCTCATCCGAAACTTGCTGTAAAGTCTGTCTGATAGCGTCAAACGTGTTGTAAATGTTATCGTAAACTTTCAGCAGATACTCTGTTATCCGTGCATTGGAAACCGTACCGAAATTTGTTGTCATTGTGTTTATGGTTGCATAGAATGTCTTCATACTTTCAATGATTTCTTCCTTTATCGCCGTAAAGTTTTCTCTCAGGGTAGCCCATGCAGCATCCCACTGTGAAATGTCTGGTGCTTCAACCGATACAACAGGGGTAAGACTGTCACTACCAGAAACCTTGTTTACAACGGCGTTTATGACATCACCAACACCGCTTAAAGATTCCTTCATACCAGCAACGATACCTGCACCAATCCAAACGCCTGTTTCACGCTTAAACAATCTGGAAGGGGAGTGAATTTCAGCTTCTTTGTTTACTTTACTGAGCAATTTTTGCACAAAACCGCCGACCTTGTTTCCGAAATTGCTTGCACCTTCCAAAATGCCATCAAGTATAAAGCCGCCGATACTCTTAATGCTTTCTATGGTTTTTTTCAATTCTCCCATGATTTTTTCAGGGAGTTTTCCGAACCATTCAGCAACTTTGTCCAAGATTTTTGGTATTTCTGTGTTTACCTTTTCGATTGACTTATCTTTCCAAAGAGTGATTTTCTCAAGGAATGAAATTATTTTTTCGTAAATCTTCTTCGGAAGTTCACCGAACCAAGTGGCAACACTGGTAACGATGTTATTTACCTTCTCGCTGAATGTGTTGTATGTGCTTGTAGCCCAATTCGGTATTGTATCTGTAAAGAATGACGAGATAGCAGCACCGACTTTGCTTGGCATTTCAGAGAACCATTTGACAATATCACTTACAATCTGTGGTATTGTTTTTGTGAAGAAGTCTTTAATTGCAGTCCATTTTTCAGAAATAGTTGTTTTGACAGATTCCCACAATTCAGCGGTTGAAGTTTTTACCTCATTCCATTTCTCTGGATAGTAGTTTACAATTTCATCCCATGTTGTTTTGAAGAAATTTTTAATAGAGTTCCATACTTCAACAGCTTTCGTCTTGATGGATTCCCACGTTTCATCACTTACTCCGCCTAATGCACGCAAAGCAACAGATATTCCCTCAAAAGCTAACAACGCACCGCCGAACAACTGACCGCCAGGAATAAACAGAAGGGCAAGTCCTGCAATAGTGATTCCTAAGTCTCCGAAATCTATATCAAGCTTTCCGAGCCAATCCTTTATCATTCTGAAAAAATTTGCAAATTCTTCTTCGATTCTGGATGTATCAATTCCAATAAATTCAAGGAACGGCTTAATCAAATAATTCCATATTCCAGAACCAATATCATAAAGAACCTTTCCAACCGCCTTGAATACATCTCCGACAACTGTCAAAATACCCTTAAATATTTCCTTCGTTCTTTCAAGACCTTTCCTAAACGATTCTGACGTTTGGTATAGGTACACAAACCGCCCAACGATAATGCCGATAACAATAGACCATCCAAGGATTGTAGGTGCAACCTTCATTAAATTGGATAGGATAAGCCCAACATTCGCTAAGACTGTACCAAGTCCATTCATCGCAACATTTAGTTTGCTCAATACTTGCAATTCCTGTAATTTCTTTTTCAGTTCTGCAAGTTGTTTGAACAATCCCATTGCAATTTTCCAAGCCGCCAACCCTGCCGCAATAGATGTAATCAACGGCAGCAGCTCTTTGAACCGTTTTGCTAAATCCTGTATCTTGGAATCAATCTCGACAGTTTCAAACATATCGGTAGGGAGAAGGTCTCCTGCACCGCCGCCTGCACCTCCATCCGCACCGCCGCTATCGTTCTGCTTGGTGTCTATGATGTGCAATTCATCAAATCCAAGCGTATAGTCCTGCATTTCCTTTAATGCCTTAGCCGCTTTTCCTGCGCCGCTTGCCGTATCTTTCAGGCTTTTGGCGTAGTCCATCTGCACTTTTTTAGCCTGTACCGCATACCCTTTGCCTGTAAGTGCCGCAATGAATTGCCCCAACATATTGATTGCCTTCGCAAGCCAACTAATGAATGTAGCAAGATAGGGTGCAACAACCGAAAGAATAGGCTCAAAAGCCGCCGCAAATGCGTTTCTCAACTGCATTAAAGCGGACATTATAGAGGAAATGTTGGCATTTACCGATTGACTGTACTGTGCTAAACTCTGCATACCCTCTGTAAATGCAGATTGTATGGTAGAAATCAGCTGAAATACAGTGGAGTACAACACAGACATACCGACCATTTTAGGCAAAGAAAAACTATTTCCACCGCCAGAGCGACCCAAAAGCCCACCAGATGAACGCCCACGAGATTTATTTGAGCGTTTCCTTTGTCCTTCTCGTTGCGTTTTTTTACTCTGTTTTTCCTGCAATCCTTCTTGAATATTTGGTATTTTAGAACGTGCAAGTGCAATAGTATCTTTCAGATTAAGATTTGCTATTTTTGATTTTTGGCTTATTCTCTCCAACTGCTTTTCAAGCGGTTTCATCTGTTTGGCGTTTCCACCAGACGCTTTTAATTCTTCTATGGTTTCGGTCAGAACTCTAACCGTATTTTCCATATTTTTAAATTCTCGTTCTGCCTTTTCGACTTCTGGAAACTTAATTTCGCTAAGTCCGAGTTTTTCTAAGTCAACTCTAAATCCATTGATAAGGCTTTTCGATTCCTCGATAGTTTCAGCGAACTTTCCGTTATCAATGTCCAGAACGCCTGTCATGCCAAGATTTTTTGAAATCTCTTTTTCTATTCCAGAAAATCTGTCTGTTTTTGCGGCGTTTTCCGAAACACGTTCCATTGCGGCGGCAAGCTGCCCTGCAACGGAAACAGCACTGCTTGTTTCGCTCGTTAAATCGGACATTGATTTTGCTGCATCCTGTATCTGTTCTCCGTTAATCTGCTTGCCCATGTCAAAAATAGGGATATCCTTCAAATGACTATAATCTTCAACAGGTGCAGATTCTTTTTTTGTCTTTTTTGTGAGTTGTCCGAGATTCACGCCTTTTAACGAAGCGCCGATTTCCTTTGCGCTTTTTGCGGCTTTTGAAAAGTTTTGTGCTATGATTCTTGCTTGTTTCGCAAATTCTTTTATTCCGTTAATCTCTATTTCTGGCGTTTTAATGCTCTCCAAAGCAGATTTAATTTCACGAATCTGTTTTGTAGAATCTCCAGCGTTCCCGATACCCTCAATGGACTTGCTTAACTTTTTGACAGACTTTTCCGCTTCTGCGGCATCCGCAACAATCTTTATTTCAAGTTTATCTATTTCACTCATTATTCATTTCCACCACCTTCCCGTGAGAGATTTCAAAGTTTGACTGCATAGTTTTTAAACGCTCAACAAACAATTCACGCTGTTTTTGTAATTCATCATCGGAAAGGGGTTTGTTCTGCTTTTCGATTTCTTCAAAGAACGGATTTTTGGGATACTCTGACTTAGACTTTCTTCCTGCCAGATTCCGCTCTACACCGACAGTAACAGCGGCAAGCGTATATTGTCCGTTTATCCAATTCATGTAATCTGCATTTCTGACACGTTGGTTGTATCCTTCTGCAATCGCAGACAATATTCTCGGATTCATTCTCCAAAATTCATCCAGCGAAACCCCGATAGCGTATGCCTGTGGAAACCATTCAGCAATCAATAATTCACGAAACGATTTGTATTTTTTTCTTATTCCGCTTCGCTCTGATTTTCCGCAGTTTCCGCTTCCGTTGTCTTGTTGGCAGCCCGAAAAAAATCAGACTGTTCCATAGCATCAGACATAGCTTCTGCCATTTCCTCAAGACTCCCACCGGAAACAATGTGTTTCTGCATCTCTTCCCCAGCCGCATTTCTTCCAATTCCGGCGCAGATGCCGAAATAAGCTCTCATCATGGACATAGGCTTATCCTGCATGACTTCAAGAGAAATTCCTTCATCCTCCAAGTCACAAACAAGGTTAAAATCAAATTCTTTTGCCTTATACACTTTTCTGTTAATGGTAAAGTTTTTCATTTTCATATCTCCTTTTTTTTGAATAAATAAAAAAGGGATGGTTTTTCATCCATCCCTTTATGTTTTATTAGTAGTAATATTCGGCTGAATTGGCGTTTTCTTCGCTATCCGTCACAGCCTGTTCATTCTGCGAATAGCGTTTTATTCCCCCGAGAACGCAACCGTAGCATCCATGCCCTTATATTCTTCAATCGTCAGTGGCATTTCAATTGTTAGAAGTTCGTTCTGGCTGATTTCCGGCTGTGGTATCTGTTCGGGCGGCTGTGCCACAACAAAGAAAGAGTTTTCCAAACCGGGAATGATTGTTTCAAACCACATTCTTTTGCCACCTGTCAAACCCTTGTATTCTGTAATCAGATTCTCCCATTCTTTTCTTGTATCATCAGTAAGGTTTACTGTGACATTGAAAGAGCCGCCTGTATCAGCCCTGCCCTTAATATATCTTGTAATTTCATCTTCCAGCCCAGAAGACTCAATCTGTTCTGGCTCAATAGTAACGGCACCGATATTATTTATTCTTGTAAGCCTTTTGAAGCTTGTCGGTTTTGTTCCTGCCGTGGTTTCCACGCCATAACCAAATGTTACTCCCAAACTGGAAATACCTGCTACTGCCATATTCATTCCTCCTTTTATTTTTGTATAAAAAAAATAAAGCCCTTTACGGCTTTATCACGTTAAACTGTCATTTGCTCCTATTACTCTTTGGAATCTTGCGGTACTTCTGTATGTATCTCCCTCATTAAATTCTGGAAGGGCGATAATCTTGAACCGCATTTCCTTGAATACATCTGCTACAACAGACATTATTCTGCCTACATCCGACTGGTTTGTGTTTGTGAATACATCGACTTGGAAGGTTTCCAAGGTTGCGTTGACGGAAAGTCCCTCAAGGTCCGTTCCACGCTCAGCTGCCGCCATTCGATGAATATAGACGGTAGGGAAAATAGCATCACTTAACTTCTTTCCGTTGCTTGTAAAGTATATGGTCGGATATTTCGGCTCTAATTTTGGCTTAGCCTTTGTCTTTACGATTGAAAACACAACCGTTCCAATGTCATAAGCCCATGAATTATCACTCAACCAAACACCTCCTTTGCAACCTCTGCAATCTTTTCTGCTAATTCTATGGAGGTTTCATACATGAATGGGCGAGAGGGCAGACCTTTTGTCCAGTGCCATTCGCCGTCACGAAAGTAGAACCATCCTTTTTCGCCATGCTCATTTACATCATACTTCCAACCAACAATGCCAATATCTTTGTGCGGTTTTTCTTTTCCGACAATGCCTGTACCAAACTCAACAAATTTTGCCCAAGGACAGCCAGTGTATACAATCCATGTTGCACCTTTTTTGATGACCGCTCCTTGCTCATAATTGATACTGCTAAGAAGTTCTCCTGTATAAACAGCATCGTATTGAGCAACCTTCATTTGGGCGGTCTGTACGCCCACTTGAGCGAGTTTTTTCGCCAATTCATTACATTTATCAGTCAATTCGTAAGCGTAGCTCTCAACCTCTTTTGCGGCGTTCTGGATGGACTTATTGGATATGATATTGATTGATATTTTCTTCGACATAGAACCACCTACAAAATTTCAAGTTCTTGGAACACTTTAAATATTTTTGGAGACTGTATTGCAATCCAGTCAACCATTTCTTCATTCTCAGCCCATGCACCATAAATCCCATGCGTATTGGAAGATAAACCACTTTCAAAAAGAAAGGCATGGACTATCTCATGCCTAAGTTTCTTTTTGTTTAAGTTCATTTTCCCATTTTCCGTTAGGTCTTTTTCTTTTGGATTTAATACATAAATCACTTTGTCATAGAAATTGCACAAGGCATCTGACGTTTCCTCAAAATCAGAAAATAGTTCTGGATATTCGTCCACAAACATAATTGAATACTTCTCTCCAAGAACATTTACAGTTTTATTTTCCATATTGCACCTACTTTACATTCTTTTGCAAAAGAAACAAATCAACCGTCAGACCTTCATCCGCAACGCCTTTGACAATGTAATCACAGCTTGTCTTATCGACCATTGCCGCTTTATACTGCACCGCTGATTTCTTCCACACCAAGTCCCCGACAGACAAAGGAAGTTTTCCCTTGTCATCGACAATCTGAACGAAATTTGTTGAATTATCAACACCAAACTCCTTAATAAGAGATTCGCTCAATTTGTTGCTTATGGAGGAATGGAAGGGTATAGGCACACCGTATCCCATTGTGTATTCCCCTGTCTCTATCGGCACTTGGTTTCCGTCCACAGTGATGTATTTCAAATTGCCATCCTCGTCCGTATCATAGACAGGGACTTGACCGATTTGCTTTGAATAGAACATCTTTTGTCTGTTAATATCGAGCATTTGAAAACCACCTACTCATGATTCATTCGTTCCTCAAGAGTATCAAGCCTATGATGTGCAGATTTAAGGCTCTGCTCCAACTTGATAATCTTGTCATTGTGCTTATTGATTTCTTCTCTCATTGTGGATATTTCCGACTTTATTTCCTGTGTTGTTCCTGCGATAGCATCCAGTTTCATATTGATTCTGGTGTTATCCTTCACACGCTCCTCAATATCCTTTGTGTCTGTATGCTTGCTACTTTTCAACCCGAAAAAGACGGAAAATGCCAAAGATACTATACTTATGAGGTATGCTATTTCGACTTGCATTTCTGTACCGCCTTTCTGCTTAATAATTGTGCATCAGCCCACCGCCACATAATACGATGCACCCCTGCTGCCATTTCATTAAAAAATTAAAATCTATCGAATTTAATAGAAAAATTAAGTAGAAAATTTAATGAAATTTCATTTGTTTTCTATTAAATTTCAAAAATTCGATAAATTTATCGAAACTTCCAACGGCAACGCACTAAAAACGACTAAAGCTGGTTTGCTTTAACCAATTTAAAGAACCTTTACAAACGGGTATACGCCAAAGAACAAATCCTCTCGATTCTTCCAAGAACGGCTAACTCCGTTTTCAGAATAGCTTGCCATATAGGCTTCTCCCGCCTGTGAGCGGTCATACACTGCCAAGTCAACGATATTGTTCTCAAATCTTTTCAAATCCTTGGCAATATCATCCTCTGTGTATGTATCTGGATACATACGCTTTATGGCAATCTCCTTTTTCGCCTGCTCTATCAGTTGGTTCAAAAGTGGATTTTCCTCCTTGTTGTCGAATACCACAGTATCATCATCTTCAACGTGAAACTGCCGCAGTCTGATTTTTACTTGCTCCAAAATGCTGTAATCAGCCATAAGCAATCACTCCCCTTACATGCCAAACGCAGACAAGATATACTGTTTCAACTCTGTGCCGTTCATTTCAGCTGCGCCACCAATGCCAACCTTCAACGCCAACTGTCGCAGTTCATCGACAGGCATGCGCGCGATTTCGCTTTTTGTATAGGCTTTCTTGCCGTTAGAATCTGGAACTTCCTCGAACGGCTCATACCAGATGCCGTTATGCTTTACTTTATGGTCGAATTTCATTTAACCGACCTCCTTTTTAGTAGCATTTAATAACATAGGTGCTGTCCATTCTCTCATAAGAGGGCAGTACGATTTCGGATGCAGTTGTTTTTGTCTGCACAGGGTCATTAGAAACCGTTACCGCAACCGCAACGCCTGTATTGACAATGGATACATCCGCATCTTTGCTGCCCATCAGCGTTCTTTCTTCTGGTGTAGTACCGTACCATGTGTTGCCCAGTGCGCCGTTAGGAATCAGTGTTGCGAAACCATCGGGATAGAACTGAGCGGCAGTACCATCCTCTTTTTTGTACTGCTTGGAATAAACAACAATGTTAATTCCAAGTTCGTTAGAAAATATTTCTTTCACACGATTATCATCCATGAAGATATTTGCTGTTGCGTTCTGTGCCAAAATTGCGGATTTGATTTGCTTATTCTGTTTCAGATAGCCCATGGTCTGTCTGGAAACAATCATAGCAAAAGGTCTTTCTCCTGTTTTGGCTTCTACGGAATCCATTGCTTTCGCAATATCTCCCATAGGGTCAGAATTTTCAACGTCAGACCATTTATCAGTTGTTCCGCTCAACTCTGCAAAGTTGTTTGTTTTGTAGTCGCCGTTAGGGTCGTAATTGAATGCATGCGCAACGCCGTTTGCCTCAATAGAAATCTTAGGAGAACCATCAGCAGGGGAGAACAACTGCATAATCATTCTCTCGGGAACAACCATCGCACCTTCAATCAGAGTGTTTGCATCGTCAAAGATTCTACTCAAAACATCCGCTGCGTAAGGGTCTGAAGAATCCTGCACACGCATGATTTCCTGCTCATCAATTTCCTTCACAATCATGGATTCACGGAAGAACGGCATTTCAGTTTCTTTAACAATAAATCCCCCTCTACTTCTGATTGTAGAGTTTGCATCAAAATTGGAAGGAGCCAAGGAAACAGGCAGTCCTTTAGATGTTTTAACCCATTTCAAATCCAGTCCCATTTTCTTTCTTGCAGGGAACAACCCAGCACCAAGATATTCTTTTGCATTGCTTGCAACCTCTGTCTGCACAAGGGCAATCGCCTTTGCGTTATATACATCTCTAATGTTCATTACTTTACACCTCCTTATTCAAATACAATCAGTGGCAGTGCCGTCTTTACCGCCTCTGCAATCGTAATTCCTGCGTTCGCATTCGCATTTGTTTCGTTTACACAAGCAAAAGCCTTGATGATAGTTCCGTTAGTGTTAGAATCATACACGTCATAAAGCAGAATACCGACTGCCGCCGAATCACCGCTTCCACCATTTACCTTCTTTCCCTCTGCGGAAATAGGATTCCCAGCCTTACAAACGCCTTCCGTAAAAGCCGATGCATCCAGTTTTATAGGAACGAACAATTCTCCACCAAGTTTTCTTTTCAGAATTTCTTTCTGTGTAGTTACATTTGTTTCAGTGAATTTCATTTTCATACCTCCTTACATATAACTTTTTAAGACAGATTCAGCCGTTTTATTTGCATCGGACCATTTACTTCCGATTTCTTTTGCAATTTTTTCAGCCTCCGTCTGCGTTTCTCCACCGCCATTACTGCCGTTAGGGTTATGGGAATTGTTTGCAATCTCCTCCTCTTTCGCTTTGGCAGCAGCCGTTTCTTTATCAGAGATAATCTGTCCGAGAACGTCATAATCGAAAGAGCCGTCATCTTTTACAATCTGCGCCGCCTGTTCAGCAGTTACTTTGAATTTCGCAGCCGCAGTGCTTCTCTGCGTAGCCAATGTCTGTGCCTTCTCAAGTTCTGCGATTCTTGCATTTGCTGTTTCCAACGCTTTATTGGCTTTTTCAGTTTCAGACAAACCGTTTGATTCCAATTCGTCAATCTTTGCCTGTAATTCGTCTGCCTTATCGGCTTTTTCTTTGTACTGTGCGATTTTGTTTTTTTCGTTCAACACTTCCTTGTTACTTTGATTCAGCAAATTGGTAATCTGCTCATCAGTTGCCTCTGGGAAAAGTTTCAGCACATCTTCTCGTTTCATGGTTATTACCTCCTGTTCTTTTACTCACGCTTTTGTTACCGCAGGTCGCACCTGCTGAGTTTGCTATTTACCGCATAGCTGCTTAATTTTTATAAACAAAAAACAGCCCCTAAGGACTGTTTAAGTTTTCGTGTATTTCAGACTACATCTGCAATTTACAATTTCTTCCGCACTGGCCCCTAAAGAGTAGTCACGAGGGAAGGACATTTCAGATGCACCTATTTGAAAAGAATCGAATATCCCGACTTTATATCCGTTTGCTTCTGCGTGCGTATGCCGCACCTTATCATCATTCATGGTTATCCATGTTTTGTATTTATAACCTTGCTTAACCATTCTGGTGTATTCTCGGTAGTTGCCAATGGTATTCGCTTCATTTGCCGCAATATTCATGGCACGCTCAACAGATGTAAAGTAGGGCGTATCCTTATTTTCAATCGTTGTTCGGATAATATCTTCTGTGATTTTCTCCGAGTATTCTTTTATGTATGCTGGTGGTTCTCTGACCTTTAGAAACTTCAACGCCGCCTTTTCGTATTCTGCGGAAAGACTTTGAATGAAGTCTCCTTCATTTCCTTCTTGTTCCAAGAAAGCATAAAAAAAAGAAATAAAAATCGGCTCAAGTTCTTTTGCCAACTCAAGCCGTTCTTTCTTTTCTTCGTCAGATATTTCCATTTCGCCGAAATAGGTTTCATATACAATTTTCTCTGTATGCAATTCGTCATTCGGGATTCTTGACATGAAACCACCTCTTTATTCTTCTGCAACCGTTTGAGACTGTTTTGCAATCTCAGCTGCTTTGCGTTCCTGTTCTTCCTTTTCTTCCGCTGTCTGCCACAAAGCGTCCATATAAGGCTTTGAAAGAAGGAAGGTTTTTTCGGAATCTCCCCACAGACCAACTGTTTTAACCGCAATAAGAGGGTGTATTCCTGCCTGCAACAGTTGGTATAGCGTCTGTGATTTTGTATACATATTATCTTGCGGACTATGATTTATCTGCACATCGAAATCCCTTGAAGTAATGCCCAAATCATCATGCTTAATGCGAATGATATTCAGCACTACCTTTGCAAGGCGTTTCTCTGCCGCTTTTACGATAGGGTCTTTCAGTTTTGCCCTTGTCTTAGAGAAGTCCCATCCGTTACGAAGCTGTACCGCACCCTGCGTATCACCGCCAGAGTTATTATTGTTTTTATTTGGGATTGCGAGGATAGAAAGGGCGTTATCCCAAAGGTCATCCTTTGCAACCTGTGATTCTGTCTGGTTCAGTTCCTGTGTCATGATATCGACATCGGCTTTGTTTTCTCCGTTATTAGACCTGACTACCAGCGCGCCTTGCTGTTTCATTTTCTGATATGTCTCGCTATCCACATCACAGTTTACGAATTTCACCCATGACTGAACGAACTGCTCAATAGAATCCATGCGGTTTGACTGCATGTTGTTTATGGAATCTAGGATATCAATGACAAGCTCAATATCCGACAACCTCTCATGGTTATTTGGGTATTCCACAATCGGTATGCCGCCGAAAGCATGAAGTTTCCAATTCGTAACCTCCGAATTATGTATTTCGCAGGAATGTGTTTCAGTGAAGCACAATTTATACCATTCGCCATTCTTATTTTTCAATTCCTGCACAGCCAGTATCGGTTCTTCTGTGCTGCGGTTGTAAATAACAAAGGTATTTAACGGAGTGGGGGATACAATGCGAAATTTTATATCTCCATCCGAAAACTGCGCCGCCTTAAAGGAAGTGCCTGTTGCGGACTGCCATTCACCAGATTTAATATCTTTGGACTGTTTATCAACATCAACCATGTAATCATTCAGAATATCAACAGCCTTGTTTATCCGTTCATCGTCCTTGCGGCTGACAAACTGCACAGGCTCTCCATATGTCTGCCCAACCTTGAACTGCACAATCTCATAGGCGTGATTCTCTACAATCTTATTTACAATATCGTCACGCACAATCTTCTGGCGATAACGTATCGGCTGGTCTCCCTTGTAGTAGTGCCAGAGGTAATCAATCGCTGTTTTATTGAGATTGAAAACGCCTATACACTTTCCGAGTACGCTTATGATGTTATCTGGCGTTATCTTCTCTGCGTCCGTATACGCTACTTTCCTGCCATAGCATCCATGCAGGATATCTTGAAGTGTTCTACTATTCATAAAGCACCTCCTTTCCAAAAAAAGACAAAACAAAAAACACTGGCAAGCACCAGTGTTCGTCTGTTCGCATTATTCTTTATTATAACTATAGCAGATTTTTTCGGGACATTGGGGACAACTTTCTAATTTTCGAGAAAACGATAAAACATTTTCTTTACACTATCCTCAGTATTGCCGCCAACCCTTCTTGCAACATCAGCCCAAGAAAGACCATCAATAAATCTAAGCCGGATAATTCGCCTCATGTGGCTATCGTTTATATCCGCTATAAACGCCTCAACTTTGTTTATCGTTTCCAACAACTCTAATTCAAGTTCGCATAATGTCGCTTTCCTTGAATAAAGCAACGCTTTTTTTCTGTTATATTCTGGATAGGGGAAGCCCTCAATGACAAATGTTTCCAAGCCGCCAACACCGCCAGATACTTTATCAAGAACGGTTCCTTCCTGCTCAATTTTTATAATCTGCAGCTCAAGAATCGATATCTTTTCTCTTACCTCGGCACATTCTTGTTGAAGGTCTGTGTATTGCTTTAGAATTTCCTTTGTCAATAATATACGCCCCCTCTAAACGGATTTATGGTTGCCTCTACCTTCGCAATCCTATTTCCCTTTGTGATTCTTACCGCAAAGTTTGAAAAAACGTCTGGAACGTCATCAAGCTGTTTCTTGCTACTTACAGAATATCGTTTCAAAAGTGACATCATTACTCCGTAAGGCTCTTTCGGGGAATACATGGATTCATCCTTGAAAATAACGTGCTGCAATATCCAGTTGGAACACTGGAAAATCCTTGCCTCTTTGTTCGTTTCGGTAGGCGTATCTGTAATATTGCAAATCCAACCCTTAGCCTCTACACGTTTATTCACTTCCATAGCAACCCTGTCTCCGCCTGCGTTTCGCTCAAATTCGCACTCCTGTACTCCATTATTGACAATAGCATTTGCGGCGTTTTCATATTGCATTTCATAGTCCGCCGTATTATCGCATACGCAGTCAACACAGTAATAGTCATCTCCGTATTTTTGCAGGATTGGCAGGACAAAATAGTCTGTGCCTTTTCCCTTCGTGTCGCACTGTGCGGTAATAATTTCTGGTTCGCCATGTGGGAGATTTAGGTATCTTCGTATCTTGTCTTCAGGGAAAACCAATCCCTCACGCTCAATAGGCTCCTGCTTATACAGACAACGATACGAAATATCGTCCATCAAAAGTTGTTGGTCTTCAAAAAATTCTTTTGTAAACCCAGAAAATTCATAATCGAAATTGCTTTCTTGCGTAATCGGGTCAATATCTGGTACTGCTATGGTTTTAACCCTCGGATTTCCTTCATACATATTTTGAATACGCCCGATAACATCATGCACAGACCATCGTGTAGCAATATGTATTTCCTTGCAGTTTTTTCCTTCGGAATCCTGTATTTTCCTCTGTCTCGCATCGACTGCGTATTTATTCCACAGCTTATCAAGTATCATAGGGTTCATTGCTTCTTCGATACCGCCTATCATATCATCCACAAGCAGAAATTTAGATGCCCTTACTTTACCGGCATTTTTGCTTCCCACGGATGTGCATTGAACGGATGGAAACGGCTTATACTTCCCGACATTAAACTGCTCTGTTTTTGCATTTGTACTGGTAACGTGTAGGTTAGGAAATATCTCGTTCCATGCGTAATCGTCTGTGTTTGTGACAATATCGTACACACCGTCATAATACATCCTCGTAATATCCCCACTATGAGAATAAAAGAGGTTAAAGTCTTTCGGAAACCAACCAATGACCGCAGCGTTGAAAAACTTCTCAATCGTTGTGTTGTGCGTGATAATATAATCATCGGTGATATATAAGTGACACGGATTATCAATCATGATACACTGACACTCTTCTTCTCCTTTATACTGAATCGCTCCAACTCTCAGATAAAATCTATTATTTAATGATTTTGTTGTTACAGGAATAAGGTATTTGTATGGATTTACAAACATCTCTTTCGTTTCTATTACTTTTTCAGTTGTTTTATTTCCAAAATAGTTGTATCTGACATTCCACAAGTGATTATCCGAACATCTGCATTTTGAACCATCTTCAAGCGTAATTTCGTATATTTTTCTTTTCCCTTGTGGGTATATGCCTATGACATTTGCGGTTTCTCCATTTCCTGCGATTATTTTAGTTCCGACTTTCGCATCGCCCATTTGAATGAATCCATCTGGTGTAAGAATTTTTGAATACAATGGCTGCGCTTTCCCAGCGCCAGGAATTAGGCTGATGCACAAAATATCGTACTTATCATCAATCATCCCTTGCAGCGCATCCATCAGACCGATTTTCAAAAACTGTTTTCTTCTCGGCATATAAAACCGTTCTTTCGGCTCTCTTTTGTGTTCGATATAACGAAAGAAACTATCGACAACCTTATTCTGCGCTTCCAAAAGCAGGACGGAATAAAATCTTTCAATGATTTCATAATCTACCTTTTCCGAAAACGCGTACTTTTCCAAATCCCAGATAGTACCGCCAGAAGAATTAAGGCAGTAGGCTTCAATGATTTCCTTGCACCGCGCGGACAGTTCTAAGCCATAGGCAATATCTTTTTCGTTTGCGAACGCCGTATTTGCAGCTTCGCAGTAGGCATCTATAACCTGTTCATTGATTCCATTTGTTTCTATGTATTTTTCGTAGTCCTGTACGGCACTTATCAACTCAAAACTTGCCATTAAAAAAGCACCTCCGCTCAAATAAGCAAAGGTGCAAAAATCCTTTGCCCTCAGATGTTTAGGGTTAGCGGCTAACTTCCAAATCGTTAGTCGGTAATTATTTTTTAAACGCAGTCAGTAGGAATCGAACCTACACATCATTTTGACGGACGGATTAGCAATCCGCTACGATACCATTACGCCATGACTGCAAATTATCTCACATACCTTTCTTTCCTTCTCCACGCCTCATCATTGTACTTCTCAAGCCATTTACACCGTTTAGCAATACATTTATGCTTGTAAGCAAGCTCCTTGTTCAACGCACCAGTATGAGCCTTGCAGTGGCAATATCCGATTGCGTTCCCTATGTATTTACCTGTTATTGATTTCTCTCTCATAGGCAAAATCCTTGCATAATACCAGTTTTGCAATTTTAACACATTCTTTTCGGTTATCAGTATCGGTGCATTTACCGTCTTTGTTGTATCTACAAGTTATGAAATCGCAGTTATTCATTGTTCATAAACCTCTCAAAATCTTTCCTGCATTTAGGGCATAAATCTAATCTACTTGAACAAAACATATGGGTTCCAATAATTTTCATTACTCCGTCTGCTGGAAGTGCATTTTTTTCTATATCTTCTTTTAGTAAAGTATAAACAAATTTACTTTCGATATTTACGCCGCATCTATCGCAAGTGTACCATTCTTTTTCGTGTCTCATTTTCACAACTCCTCTTTGAATTTGAGAAATTTCTCAAACTGTTCTTGGTCTTTTTCATCCCCGAACAGTGTATCGGGAAACGGCTCGCCCTTTATGTACATATTGAAATATTTAGAGGCAGTAGGAACGCTAATACCGATATATCTTGCAGCTTTGGACAGTGTCATCCGACCGCTACAGAACGATTCAAATGCTTCAAAGAATTTTTTCTTGCTTATGGTTTTTACGCCTTGCGCCATTACAAATACCGCCTTTCGTTTTCAATCAAATAATCGGTATAACTTGTGCGTTTCCGATAGGCAGAAAGGGTGACATCCAATCTGCTATCGGCATTTTTTTTAATTCAAGTGGGATTCACGCAACCAACACTCTATTCTGGTGCGACCAGACCTCTTAGATGGGTGTGGATTTGCACCACACATGAACCGCATTCCTATCAGCGTCCTCCGTACGATATTGTACCCGACCACTATCAGTTCTTAGATATAAGCGTTTACCTATTCCGCCACCATCTACCATAATTCAAAATTGAATTATCCTATGCCTACTCGCAGGCTAATAACCCGGGGTAAGTCCGCTTATCGCAGACCTAAAAGAATGCTTTCGGCACACGCATTTTTACAACGATTTTAACCCATAAGGTTGCGAGTAAGGTTTTCATCGTGAACCCAAACGCCAACAGAGGGATTTGAACCCCCATGTCGGATTTTAACCGACACAATGGTTTTCAAGACCACGCCGTTATAACCGTTTCGGTATGTTGGCAAATCCCTGATTTTTCAGTTTTGAGTTTAATGTCAGTCACGAAACCAGGAAAACGGACTGACAGAGGTTTGTCGATTTTTGAAGGGTAGGTTTTATATACGGTCAGTCAGCAGAATCAATGATTGCGATAAACCACGATACCGAAAGACCGAGAATGGATTCTCTCGGACTTGAACCGAGGACCGTCCGGTTATGAGCCGGATGCTCTAACCAACTGAGCTAAAAATCCAAAATGGGGCGTGATGCCGTTAAACGCCCCAAATATGAAGTTGGTGTTTGGTCTTGCTGCCAGTCCCCATCGGCATACAAGCCAAAAGCCCACCGAGCCGTGCGATGGCTCTTAACAGGATTCCCCTAGTGGGTGAAAGGTTGTGTTATCCATCGGGAAAAATGTCCAAAAACCCGATGAAAAGCACCAGACGGGAATCGAACCCGTTTCCGCAGTTTGGAAAACTTCTGTTCTGCCATTAAACTACTGGTGCATATATAAGACCCTGCGTCCGAAAATCAGCGTCTATAGCCGCCTTGTTTCTTGCCATAATCGCCGTACAGTCATGAACTAAACCGCTCAAAGGCAAGCGTAACAAACAGGGTACATATCGGTATTATTCCTTTGGCATGTAAAAAACTGTGCTTCCAGAGAATGGGAGTTCTTCGTATAAAGTGTGAATATCCGCAAGTACTTCCATTGCCCGATCTTCGTTCCTATATTCTCCGAGAACAATAGACTTGAGTGTTATATCGTTAAGGATGGCCTTGACATAATTTTTAACGACTAACAGCGATACTCCACTTTCATCAATGGAAGCTGTTCTATCTTGGCTTAAAATTCTCATTCTGTTCACTCCTTTGGCTCAAAATAATCACAGCCATAATCATATTCCGTGTAATCAGTGTAGTAGTCACTATTCTCGTTATTGCAGGTAAAAAGCAACTCTCGGTCTGCACTGGCATATTTGCACTTACCGCAACATTCTTTTTCATCGTACATATGTAACACCGCCTACTTGCTCTTTCAAAGTGTAATCTTCACAGTTATTATTTAGTCTGCAAAAATAGCCTTTATAGTGTGTCTGCTCCTCAATAATACAATATTCGCAGTCAGTACAGGTTACATTTGGATGATACTTTGGTCTTGTAGGAGATTCTAATCTATCAATCACATTTCTCAGGTCTTCGATTTTACGGTCTTTCGATTCAATCTCAAATTTCAAATCCTTAATCCTTCTAAATGGGTTTATGTAAAACATTTTTGTCACTCCTTTGTGCAGATAGGGGCTTTTTGTTTTTGCGGATATTTGTGGGACTAAGTAGGGGCTTTTTCTGAACCCCTTCAGACCCCCACCCCCGTCTATTTTCAACGGCGGAATCATCCAAGCCGCAACAACCGCTGTTCATCCGCATTGGCTATAATTTTCTGTATTTATTCGCAAAATGATAGTTATGCGAATAGTTTTAAATCAATATCTTGTGTCAAGCATTTATTTTCAACTAGATATTGATTTATTCGTTGGCGCTGTCCGTCAATCTGTCTGTACCTTGTACAATTTCAACAGTTTTAACCTCGTTCAGCCTCGGAAGTTCGGCAGCGGATAGGGCGGCTGCGTGTCTATTGGCATCCGCTGTATACGGGCTGCTCCAGCCGTAGAAGTGGTTAAGAATCGCAATCACGCCGACAGGATTCTGTTTGCCTGTTGCCAGCTTTCCCGATAAACTTTCTAGTCTTGTATCTACCAGCTTTTTGTAAATAGGAAAGGCTTTATTACT